ATGGATGAAGATCCGTTCATGCTGAATTTCATAGATCGAAATCCTGATGGTTCAAACAGGAGCGTGCAAACACTGCCTAAAGGAAACGGCACGCTATTATCTTTGGGAACTAACTGCTGGCGTGATAACAACGGATTTATTAAGCAGGGTTCCCCTATCATTGAAATTCACCCCGATGGCAAATTCACTACCAATGACGAATCCGAAGGTGCAACAGTCACCAGACTCGGTCTTGGCCACTACAAAATATCCGGTATCCTTGGCTATAACGCCGATGGCGCATGGGGTGTTCATGGCGGTATCAGTGTTCCCCGTGACGTCAATGGTAATGAGTTAGTGTATGTCGATGATAAAGTGCTGCCGAATGGGGCTATTGAAATCAGGGTGACCCACCGACAGAACGCGCATATGCCTGCCCGATTGCAGAACAGGCGCATGAAGTCAGTAGATGAGTCGACCTATTACACGGATGATGAACCCTGTGATTTACCCGCCGGCACCCGGTTAGACATCCGCGTCCAGATGCCGGCTGATTCAGCGTGGAATCAACAGCAACGAAAATCCGATTAATTAAAATAATTTTCAGGGGCAGATCATGATGCCCCTACCCCCTCATTCTGATTCAGTCAATTTTTGTTTTTGATTCCAAATAGAATCTTCCGGCATTTGCACCCGAACGGAAATAGACCTGCCGACGGGGATGTCAATCGGGTCACCATCAGCGTAGCCGTCCCGCACATTTCGGGCGAATGTGGGTGCGTTTGGGTGCTCACGATGGTAGGTCATGAGTTTGATTGAACCGTCCGGCAACACTTTGTAATCCACCCAAATCAACGGTAATTTATTTTTGCACAGCGGAATTTCGATACCGCCATCAACCCCACCCCATGCTGCATCGGCATTGAATCCCAGTACGTTTTTGATGAGATAGACGCCCTCGGATAGACGTTCAACCGTAGCGCCCTCAGATTCGTCATTTGTCTCAAATGCGCCATCGGAGTGAATTTCGATAATGGGAGAGGCTCTTTTAATATTGCCGCTGCCGTCTACGTAGGTGTTTTTGTCAGTCCACACGTAGCTAAGTTTGGTATTACCGCCAGCATCATTGCCGTGTATGAATACTACGCCGTGGTTGTAGTGTGCAACGAATCCAGCCCATGTATCTGCGGCTCTGGTGATATAGCCACATGACCAGGGATAACCCGTTTCCCCAGCGTGATCACCAAAACGAAATGCATGCCCTGCGTTGGGTAATGATTTTATCCACGCAGTGAATTCACCTATAAACTTGGGATAAATAAGTTTGTACCGAATAAAACCAGAACCATTAGTTTCTATAACCTTCTGAATGCCAAGGTTGTTTACAAACGCCGCTTTATCCGGAATATCCGCGCCATTTGCTGATTTGGACAGGGCATTTTTCGCCAGTTCCGCCGTTCCCGCCAAACCGAGGTTTTTCACAAATTCCGGTTTGTTGGGGATATCCGCGCCGTTCTTATTCTTGTCCAGCATCGCCGCCTGCAATGCCCGTATCGATTGCAGTGCCACGGTTTGTCCGTTCGGTAAGGTCACGTCCACCACGCCATTTTGCGACATCCATTTGTCCATATTCTGGAGAAACTGAATGACATTACTGTTAATGGCGCACATATGTCGGACGCCATCTGAGATGGAGTTGGGCACGGTCGTCTGAATCTGGTAAGTGACGTTATTCAGCGTCACGTTGACCGTATCCGCCAGTACCAGTTCGGTATCGGAATTCACCGCCTGTATCATATGCAGTAAATTGCTGCTACCTGACTGGATGATGATCACCTGTCCCGGCGCAATACCGTTCAGGTTATCTTTAAATTTTGTACCCGTGCCCCGGACAATAGCTGAACCGGACACCGTGGAAATCGTGCCTTGTGTGTAAATCATGATAAATTCCTGAAGATAAAAAATTAGAAGTAATCGTCGAAGTTAATCGCGTAAATGTCGTAATCGATGGGTTTGTAGCTGAAGCTGTTCACCTGAAAATATTCAAAATCCATTTTTCCGGCTTCTCTCACCGAAATGGTGCTGCCTGAGAAGCTGAAACCGGAGTCGGCAAAACGCCAGCTGTTTCCCCCGATATTCTTAGCCAGTTTTGCCAGCCGGTTAACATGTACCATCGGTCGGGCAATGGTTTTGGCTGACCCGCTCCCGTTTCTGACGGGGATCATTTCGCCTAAAAAGAACGGCGTGTAATAAGACGAGTAGGTCATCTCCCCTGACGCGTTATAAACAGCCACCCCCACATCGGGTTTTTTGAGGGAGAAACCGCTGGAGAAAATCACGATAGACACTTCGCAGGGCACGTCATTGTTCATAATGACTTTATTGTGATTCATGCCAACCGCCGCCCCTGATGTTTCTGTTCGGGCAAACACCAGACACTGTTCTCGGTTTGGGATGGCATCCGGCACCCGCCATTGCCCCCATTTTTCTAAGGTAACTTTTCCCCGATAAACGCAATATCCCATCCGGTTCTGATTAGACAGGGTAGAAATCCCATTCATACCTGCCAGTTGAATACCAAATGATTCTCTGTGCTTGGGATACCCACACACCTGAATATAGAAATTCCGTTCGTGTTCAAAAAAGGGAGTGAACCAGCCCGTGACGTTGCCATACCAGTCGGGTTTACCATTGGGGCTGTCACTGTATTCAAAGCGCAGATATTCCCCCTCCATGCGGATGTTAGTGATCCGGATATCGACAATGGCAGAGACGTTGCCATCCTGCCCCACCATTACCGTTTTTGTCGGTATCAGGACAATATTAAAATCCTTGGCTTCCGGAATATGACGGGATTGTTGCCAGCCCTGCTTGCGGTAATCACCGTGCAAATCTACCGCTATTGTTCGTATCAGGCTCAGCGTCTGTGCCCGGTCAGAATCCAGCCGGTAAGGTTTTCCCCCGTCCCCCGGATGCACCAATAATCCTATGTCACTCATTTATATTTCCCCCACCTTAACCCTTAACACGCCATTGCCATCAAAGACCGCCAGCCCGGTATTATCGAGGGCGATCCTCACTCCGCCTGACGACCCTTTCATCTCAAAGGCTCCATTCTTCGGCAAATTCCAGCCACCGTGCGGCCAGTTATTTGAACGCAGCCCGTCAGCAATTTTTGCCATCGTGATGGACGCATCGTTAATTTTGGCTCCATCAATCACTGCGGTGCCCAGAAAGGCTTCCTTGATAAACACCTGCCCGTCTTTCACCATGAAGACAGACTCCAACTTGCCATTACTCGGATTCATCACCGAAAACTGATTGGCCCGTACACCAAAGTGCGTTTCCACCGTGCCGTTTTTGACCTCAGCCCCGATGACCATACCGGATTTATAAAACTGACCGTTGAACCAGACGCCTGCCCCGATATCCTTGATGGCATAGCCATTACCGTCGATATCAAACACCGCAGTCGCTTTCTCGCGGATAATCGCAGACTGATTATTAAACTGCGCCTGAGTACGCTGTTCACTGTCTGCCAACGCTTTGTCCATTTTGGCAATCGCTTTCTGGCTGTTCTGAATACTGGTCTTGACCTCGGTTTTCACGTCATTCTTGACGTCCACAATATCGGCTTTAACCTCTTTAAAGGATTCAGCCGTCGCCGTTTTTTCATCCGCGAAGGCGCGATCTACTCGTGAGATTTCGGCTCGGATTTGTCGCTGCTCACCCGCGGTTCCGCTGGCTTGTGCCGCCAGTTGCAGGGCAGATTCCGCAAAAGCCTTGTCGGTCTCAGATTGCGCGTGCTTAATCTCAACAATGGCAGCCTCTGACGCTTCAAACTTAGCCGCGAGCTGAATCCCCATCTCAGCACGCGCGGCCGACTCCGTGGCAATGGCCTTCTCGTTCTTGATGATCCTGGCTTCAGAAGTCAGCTGACGTTCATTAAACTCATTGAATTCAGCCGATGTTTGCAGTATTGACTCCGCCAGCGCCTTCTCGGTATTGGTGACGGAGGTCTCAATCCGGCTAAGGTCACTTTTTTGTGATGCAAACTGGGATGTTGTCGTCTGCTCGAATTTCGCCTGCGCCTCAGAGAGATTAGCTATCGCCGCCGAATGATGAGTGACACGCCCTGCAACGTCCTGTACCCCTTCCTCAGTCTCCTTAAGAGAAGCCTTAACCTGATTCAGTTCCTGAGAGAAAGCCGCTTCTTGTGTCGCTTGTGCTTCTTTAACCGCCAGCGCCGCTGCGGTATTCTCCGCAACCTCAGCACTGATTTGCTCCTGGAATTTGGTGTGAGCTTCTCTGTCGTTAGCCTGAACCTGTTCAAGTCGATAAATTTCAGCTTTGCGATCAGCGGACTCCTCTGTGACCCTTTGACTGACCTCTGTGGTGAAGTGGGTATTTTCTAACGTCCCCTCAGCGACATAAACCAGCTGATCCTCAAGATTGACCGTTTTGTTGCTCAGTTGGTGAGTGGTGGATTCCAGTTCAATCGTCTTATCACCCAGCGCCTGTGTGACCTTCTCTATCTCCCCAACCTTGTCTGCATTGTGTCTGATGTCTTCTGCCAGACGTTTCCCACTTTCAGAGGACAGAAACTGCTTATCGGTAATGTCTAATATCTCTTTGGCTCTATCATCGGGCTTGCCTTGTGCTTCGACAAAATGCGACTTACCGAACTCATTCACGCTGCGAACGTAGAACCAGTAAGAGGTTCCGGCTTTGAGTTGCCCTTTTGTCCAGAACTTCGCTACCCCCAGAAAATCCGCTTTGGTTTCAATCTCGTTGATATTACGGATCTGCCTCTCTGAAAACCAGAATTCAAACTGGGTATCCAGCGTTTTGGGGGCACTGATATGCGGGATGGCTTTCAGCTCAAAAAAGCCGGGTTCAATATTGATGACCGAAGGGGCTGCCGGTGCGCCAATGATCATCTGAACTTTGGATTCCTCCCCCAACATGCCGCTGTCGTCACGGGCACGAACCCCGACCATGTAAATGCCCGCATCCAGACCATTAAAATAGTATTCCAACTCCTTTGTGCTTCCGCGTGATACCACCTTATTATCACGATATACCGACACATCAAACGTGATGTTGCGGTTTATCGTCGTGGTCGCCCACATCGCGCGAGCCTGCACCTGAGTGCTATCCTGAATGTAAGCCATGCTCAGGCGTTCAATATTGGGAATGCGGATCACGTTTTGTGTGGCGGGCGTACCCTGAAAATCAACGCCATTATCAACAATCGCTTCTTTCTGTGGTTCATGCTGAATGCAGGTAAAATTGTAATTTCCCGTCTTATTGTCTTCGGCAATACTCATCACTCTGAACAATCGAGTGACCAGTGATTTTTTGGAAATGGAAAAAATGCCCCATTGTCGCAAGCCAACAGGCACATCTTTCAGGGTAACAACATCACCACTGACCGATTCGATATCAACCCGAACAAACTTCCCTTCGGTTCCCATGTAAGAGAAATAACCGGACTCACCCTGTACAAATTCTGCGGGTGCATCAAGACGCACCGCCTTACCGGAGAAAGAAAGCACACGTCCGCCGATTCGGGCGGCGGCGAAAGTGTTATCGGCAATTTCAACGATGTCACCGGGTATGCAGTTAATCCCCTCTTTACCTGTACTGAACGTCACGGAATCCGTTTCGAGTTTCTCAGTTTCAATTATCCATTTGCCGACACGATGCGCTTGCCCGCGACTGGTACAGCCGAATGCGACAATCTTTTTGACGTTAATACCAAAACGCGCGACCAGTTCATCATCTTGAATGATTTCCCGCTCATTCTTCCAGCCGTTATCTGGATTAGTCCACGTGACTTCGATAACTGTATGCCGGGCTTTCTTTGCCGCCGCACTGTAGTTAAATTTACCCTCAACCACGTTAGCATTGGTGAATGCCCAGACCGGATCTGTGGGCCTGTCCTGAAAACAGGTCAGTTGCAGTCCGTTCCAGACCTGCATACCACGAAAGACGGAAGCTAAATCATCCAGTACATCCCGTGCTTTACGTTGTGTTGCGATGTAGGCATTACAGGTAAAGCGGGGTTCAGTCCCGCCAAATCCATCCGGCACAAACTGGTCGCAATATTGCGCGATGGCATACAGGGCGAATTTGTCACAACCAAATGACCCCATTAGCCGCCCGATGCCATAGCGGGTGTTGGTCACCAAATCGTAGAATATCCACGCAGGATTATTGGTGTACGCTGGCTTAAAGCGCCCTGTCCATACCCCCTTATATTCACGGGTTTCTGGGTCGTAATTATCGGGCACCTGAACAATCATGCCCTTAATGTGATAAGTGCGCTTGGGAGTATCGGCAAATAGTGAGCGATCAATTCGCATCCCCGCCACTGCACTGTTGGGATAACTCATCAGGGTATCAGTGATTTCGGTATAACTGGCCCAGACCGTGCCATTGCGAAGCTGGTCGCTTTTGCTGTCCTCCGTTAAGCGGGACACCCTAATCTGGAACGGTTTTTTCTTGGGGGCATCAATGGTATGGGATTCCAGATATTGCCCGCTGATTTTCGCTGGGCCGATATGCACAAACTTGGCGTTATACCAGCCAGAGCCATCATTCACATCGATAGACAGTTGCACAGAACTGTTTTCCTGATTGCCCTTGTCATCAGTCTTAACGAGCTGGCTCACCCCCACCGTAAACCTGACCCTGTCTACATCCCGATTTGATACTGACCTCAAAATAGGCGTGTCTTTCTTCACTTCGACACTGACCGGAATTTCACTTTCGACAAACGGATAATCGCTTAACGGCTCCTGAGATTGCGTCCCTGCCCGCCACTGGACAGTGACTCCGTGGATGCTGGGATTGCCGCTCTTGTCAACAACAGGAGTTTCATTAATTCTGAACCCATGCAGGCCGCCGACCGGCCCTTCAATTTGTCCTTCACTAATCAAATCAACAATGTTCAGAAACTGCTTATTTTTCAGGTTATCATCAAGCAGTTTCGGTGTACTGCCACCGCCTCCACCTTTTCCCATTATTCTGTCTCCAAGCCTTGAGAAATCACGTTCGACCCCACCACCAACTCACCGTATGCAATGGGAACCGGATAGCCCTGACCGATACGATTCTCTAATGAATTGAAATACTGGTTGCCATCCGATTTGCTTGAACCCATTTCAGGGGGTTGAGGCATTTTGGTTAGCATTGATGCCAGTCCAGCACTGATTAGGGCAACACCTGCAACCGCTAAGCCGGTTGCCACTGCGCCAGATGTACCCGCCCATGCCGCAATGGATGCCCCCCCCGTATAGAATGCCGCCGCAACAGCCACAACGCCCAAAATAGCCATGCCGACCCCATTACCACCAGCGCCACCAACAACCGGAACAATAGTAACGGTATCACCATCATTCAGCGGATGGTTCATACCAACGGGAATGCTATTTTCTGTCATATCGCGTCCAGCAATGCGAACACGGATCAGGCCATCAGAAAGCGCTTTCTGGAAGCCTTTCAACTGGTAGCATAAGCATCTGACGGCCTCCGCTGCATCACGAACCTCTAACTCGTAGCGACGACCAAATCTTCTAAGATGGCCTCCCAGCTGTAATTTGACCATTGTTTATGCCTCCATATTGAATGTGTATATCTGAGCCAAAAACCGTCATAAATATCGCGTTTGCTAATACGGTCTGGTCGATGGTGTAGGATTTGCTGATGACCGATATAGATAGCCCCGTGGCAGGGCGTTTGACTCCCCAGACAAATAAGAATGATGTCGCCGGGCTGAATATCATCAACCTGTTCAAACCCCTGACTGAGACTGTGATCAAGATACAGGTTTTGCCCTTTGTTCCACCACTCATCCTCACGCTCGGCATCTATTAATTCGATACCTGCAAGATGATAAGCATCCCGGATGAGGGAATAGCAATCCTGCGTGCCATGTATAAACTCTCGACCCAATAACCGTGGGACGGGGCGGAATTTATGCACCCGATCACCGCAGACTAACCACCACGGCAGACCTGTTTTAATTTGCTGTTCTCTGTCTCCCGTACTCAGTCGAGGTTTTCCATTTGGATGACTGTGAACAATGGCTTCAATGTCTGCAAAGCACTCTGCGGTTATCCAGTCATCCGGATTAATTTCGAAGTAGCGCTCAGGATCGGGTGAAATATTGCGGCACGGGAAATAGCGTCCATCAGAAATCAGGCCGCACGCTTCCCTCACCCCTTCCGCTTTCGCGTGGGCGATAATGTCTTGTTCAATCATGATTAACCTAACCTGTTAGCACCTAAAAAGCCGCCAAAGGGCATGGACAAAGGACGGGGAAAACGCTTAAGACAGCCACTGTATTTCTTTGAGCACCTATCTTTCTGTGGATGGGGGGTTGGCTGGTCTTTTTCATCGGCGACCGGTGGGCCATCATAACCACAATCGGCAGAACGGTACTGCCAGCAACAGATATCCGCCTGAATCACCCGCGCCGGAATAAGCGCTCCGTCGGTTTCACTGGGTAAGGCCAGCACATACGTCACGAAATCAGCATTGGAATCTTGTTTTTGTTCTATCAGGTACTTACTCACCGCTTCTCGTGTTGGATCAGACTGTGGGTTACCGTTCGGAAAATTCACTGCATCCAGATAAATCTCAGGCACTTGATGACGCGTTACAACTGCGCCCAAGGCATCATTGAAATCCTGATTTATTGCCGTAAGGAATCCGTCAATGTTGGCAAAGACCATTTTCGGTCTGGAACTTGGTCCTTTCCCGCTCATCTCAAACCCTGTCACCTCAACCGGATAAGGCTCATAGCGCACCCCCTGCCAGATAACCGGCTGTAACTTTCCGTTCATACCGTCATGAAAACGGTATATATCACCACCAAAGGCCGTTAAATCGATTTCATACAGATTGAGAATGGCGTTCTGGCTAAGCTCAGTGACCTCAATCCGCATTTCTTTTGGGATGTCTCTCATGCCACTACCTCCTCAAAGACGCAGCTAATAGACCAACGCATCCGATGGCGGTTGACCGTCCAAGATCGACACACAAAAGTGCGCAATTGGTTATCATCACTGGTTCGCCATGTGAATGACTCCACTGCCCCTCGCGCTCGTAGAAACTCATCAATAGCACGTCCGGTTTCTACGCTCCCGACAAAGCTGAGCTGGTAGCGTTTTAACTGGTTATTGATGCCGTCTTTGATACGTTGCTCATAACCGTCACCAAACTTGATAACCTTTACTCGCGGCTCATGAGTCACCTCATGGTTATCCTGAGGCCGCCATTTAAATTCTGGTCTTGTCATATTTCACCCAATAAAAAACCCTCCGAAGAGGGTTATTTTATAAATGCATCAATTATTTTGGGTATTGCGGGTAGTAGCTGAGAAAAGATAACGGCTCCAGCAACCCAAAAAATTATTTTGTTAGCAGAACTTGTGACATCTGCTTTAGTGGCATAATTAGATTCTATTACGGCGATCTTAGTTTTCATGGCACTGACATCACCTGTAACGGTTTTTAGATCAGACTTCATATCATTCATGGTGGTTTTGATATGTGCAATGTCTGATTCAAGTTTTGCTACTCTTGCTTCCATATCTCCACCTCCGCCATTTCCACCAGTGTGATCACCTGTTTCTATTCTTGGCAAGGAATCCTCTTTACGTATGGGAATCACATTTTCTGAACGTTCAGCCATTTTTATCTTCCCTACCCTGTTTATCACTATTTTCTATCCAATTAATAACAGGATAAGCATTAAAATATATCTCGTAGCCACAATCTGGGCAAATGCCCCTGTATTCATAATTAGCTATATAATATTTGCTTTTAGAAACTAACTCATTGACCTCTATCGGAATAAGAAAGAATTCTTCTTTGGGGGCATCAGCCATTGAGGGAAATCTAATATCCGTATTACCACACATTAGGCATGAAGCTGTGACAATTCCTTTATCTTTCAGAAATAAAGAAAAATTTAAAGGGGTAACTGATTTAAATTTCTCCCAAAGTTTCTTCTCATTACTTTCGACTCTCTCCAGTTCAGTATCCATCACCCACTCCAATAACAGAAGTTTTATTACACAATTTAAGCATCAATTATTGGGAACGTGCTACTGATTTTATTTACAGCCCTTAATATCCGACTTTCTCAAAAAGACCATTGTCTCTCATTTGGTTTACGACAAACTCGTTCATTTTAGCATCAATGATATTTGAAAGCATTCTCGCATCCTGCTCAGTAACGCCACCTTGTGTACTGATTGTAATCTGGTTTGTTTGTTGGAGAATGACCGTCTTACCCCCTTTCCCCATATCCCTATTACTAATCACCTGACCCCTGTCACCCGGTATCATGTATTGATGACCGTTATTGGCCTTGAATATCTCCGGCTTGTTATTTTCACCAATACGGTAAGCACCGTTCGGACTGACTGGCCCACCATTTTTACGCGCCCCCAGTAAGGCAATCATGGCTGGTACTGCGGCTGTCATGGCTGCCATACCGACAGTCGCGGCTGTCCCCATTGTGGCGACACTTTGCGCCGCAGCCGCTGGAGCCATTGCCGTAGTAATCGTCGCACCCGTAGCAACAGACGATGCAGCCGCAACTTTGTTAGCGGCTACCCCCATCATCATATTCTTGATTTGCTGCATCCCCATCTGAACCAGTGCGGAAACCGCCTCATTGGTAATGGTTAAAGCCAGATTGCGCATGGCTTCGTCGGCGGTTTGAGTGCCGGTTAACAGCCCGGTGATGGCATTAGCGGAACGTTGCCCTAATGCGTCTAGTGAGTTAGCCAAAAACTGATTAGCTTGGTTCTGGTTACGCCATATCTCCCACGAGGCATTCAGGCGATCTTGCTCATATTTGGTATTGGCCGCATTCGTCAGTTCAATGCCACGCTGAGTTAACTTGCCTTTTTCAGTTTCGAACTGAGTGATCATCTCAAGCTGTTTATTGTGGCGGTTAGCAAGCTCCTGAATCGGGTCAATCTGTGCAGTGAGTTCTTGCTGAGGGGTGACGACTTTGTTTACATTAATTTCTGCGATGGCTTTTGAGTATTTAGCAGCAATTTCCAACTCACGCTGATGATATTGCTCTTTTGTTACCAGATCTCCCTTAAGCTGTCGTTCTAATTGTTCACTGTCTAGTTTTCGCGCCTGTTCAGCTTTGGCAAGAGTATCTTTTTCAAGAGCGTCTTTCTTATCTTTATCCCGCTGGTATATTTCATATAATTTAGTCGAGGTTGCTTTTGCTTGGGCAATTTGCTTTGGAGTGGCTTTGTCACCTAGCGCCTTAACAGCATCATATTTCGCCATCTCAATACTGCCCTCTTTATATCCAGTATTAAGTCGGTCTAAGGCTTCTTGCTGACGTTTTAAAGATTCAGCGGCTTCATTAGCTGATTTTGATGATTTTTTATTGGATTTTTTTGATGCTTCTCCATTTTCCCATATCTGTGCATATGTTTCTTTCAATATGTTAATGGCATTTCCATCTGTGGTGCCTGCATCCTCAGCATCATATTCAGCTTGTTGTTCCGCTCTGGCTTTCCCTTCCAGTTTACTCAAAGCTAAACGCCTTTCAGCTTGCTTTATTAGCTTTTCTCCCTCCGCTCCACCCCAATTTATTTTGAGATATTCGGAGTTAAACTCTTTTAACTCATTAGTCGCTATACCTAGAATTTGAGCAAAATGCTCCTGTGCGCCAGTCATTCTAGCAATTGAAGTTATAGCCTGATCTTGAGCCTCTGCATTTTCCTTAGCAGCTTTCATTTGTTCAACGATAGTTTCATTAACTCGCTTATATATTAGCGCCAAAAATCCTTCTGCATCAGCTAATTTTGTTTTCTTGGTATAGATATCTCCCGCTAATTCTTTTGCTTTCCTGACATTCTTATTATAATTGACCATGTAACCACTATTTTGATCTGTGGTTACTCCAAATTGAACAGCTAAATCCCAATACTTCTTTTGCTCTCTATTTGCTTCCTTAAGCTCTTCCTCTAGATCATTCATTTCATCCTTTAAGTTTTTTATATACTCTATCGTTTTGGCTCCAGATGCCTCTGCCTGTACGTTATTCATTTCTTTTAATTTTTTAATAACATCTGGCAAGGTTTCTCCAAACTCCATAGTGGCTTGCTTTGCTTGTTGTGCCTGTTGGTAGTAATAGAATATCGCTCCACCAGCTAACATAGCAGCCCCCATAGGCCCACCAATTAAAGCAAGTGCGCCCTTTAACCCTGTCAAGGTTATACTAGCCGCTCTATTTGCCACAGCTGATCGTTCTGTCGCTGCCGTTTCTGCATTTTTGGCTTGGACATAAACCGCTGATGTAGCTATAGCGGCTGATTTCTTAGCGTTGAGATTATCCAATGCAAATGCTTCCGCAGCACTCCCTTTTGCTACGTTATACTCAGCCTGAGCAAGATTTAGCGCAGAGGCAGCAGCATCTTTATCAGCCCACGCCTTTCTTGTTGCTGCTTGAGCGGCATATAATGCATTCCGAGCTGAAACCTGTGTTGCTCTCGCCTCACCAATGGATGCAGCAGTGCTCTCCAATTTTTTTCTCGTAGCTAGCGCCAACGCCCCAACGAATCGAGAACCCATTACAGCAGCGACCACCAGAACCACATTTGAAACAGCATCCATATTTTCACTCAAGGTAATGATCACATCATTAAATGCGCTAACTCCGGCTTTTACTGTGGATGACTCACCAAAAAATTTGGTCAGATTATTGCCCGCCACTTGCATAGATTGACCCATTGTCATGGTGGTCTTCGCAAATTCTTTGCCAATAATATTGCCTTGAGACAGTAATCCATTGACTATCACATCTGTCGTCAATTTCCCTTGTGCGGCCATCTTACGCAGCTCACCAATGCCAACGCCCAGAGAGTCAGCTAAAGCAACCATTATTCGACTGCCTTGCTCTGCCACAGAGTTAAATTCCTCTCCACGCAGAACGCCAGACGCTATGCCTTGTGATAACTGGATGATTGCGTTTTCAGCTTCCGTTGCTGTTGCACCGGAGACAATAAATCCTTGGTTGATGATTTCCGTTAGCCTTATCAAATCCGCCGCTGATGTGTTGTATTCTCTCGTCCCTCTCTCCAGTCGAGAATAAAGTGTTGCCGTTCCGTTTAAACTAGTGCGACTATCCTGAGAAATCTGAAATACTCTATTAGTTACATCGACCAATTGCTCATTAGTCCGAACTGAGTTAACCAGTTTATTATTCAGAACTGTCCACGCATCTGCATAAGCCGCTACTTGCTGAACTGATAACGCTGAGGTGAGAGCTACGGCAACTTTAGAAACCGAGGATAAAGCTCTTTCTGCTCCTTGAGCAGCTCTTCCCGTTTGGTTAAAACCTTGCTCCATCCTTTCAAGTCGTTCGTTAACTTGCCGTTGCGCTGTCAGAAGTTGAGCTACATCCATCGAAACCTGATAAACAATATTACCTACCTGATGTTCAGCCATTTTCAGTTTCCTTAAAAAAAGAAAACCCCGCCGAAGCGAGGTCTTAGTCACCAATTAATTTTTTATTACAAGGCGCTTTTCAAATCATCGGTGTCAAATTGGATTTTCGTTTCTCCATTACTAGTTGAAATAATAGAGTTAACATTACCTTTTCTGTACACATTGTACTTAGTATCTAGACAAGATTTTTCCCTCACACAACCATATGGAATTTTTTTCACTGCGTCACTATCTGTAACACTATTCTCTGTTGCCACTGACTCACCAAGTTTGCTACGCGCATAAGAGGAAAGATTCTTATAATATGATGATGAATCATCTTTCACCGTTGCTGCAACACTAACTATTTTACCATCAATAACTTGAACGAAATAATTTGCAGAATCTCCGGCTTCTGGGCTTGGAACTTTTTTTAGATCAGCTAATATGAAATGTTTTTTTGATGGAATTAAATCAATTTTCTCTACTAACTCCCGTTTTTTTAATTTATCAAAATCTCCACCAAGAGTTATGCCAAACACCTCAACTGAGCTATCACAACCGATCAGAAATAAGCAGCATATCATGGCTGAAAAGAATTTTTTCATCATAACTTCTCATCGCTAGCCAAGCACTTCTCTAAGATTTCTCTTCTATTCTGTTCAACTGGAACAGCCCCAAGTATCGTTTTATAAAATTTCACTTCTGAACCGTTGGGAGTGCCTTTCACGTCTGCAAATATAGAATCACTATAAGTAAATATAGTGGTAACGCCATTGAATGATTCGGTGTGGACTGTATTATCTCTTCCCAATAATATCCTTGTATTCGTCCACCCGTTATATATGCAACCAGCGAGATCTTGTGCATTTCTGCTACTCTGGCTTTCAAAATTCGGACTTTTATTTCTGGCTTCATTGGGCGTTGCCATACACCCAGACAGTATCAACGCTGAAAAAGAAACTCCGGCTATTAATAACTTCCTCATCACAATCCCCATCATCAAATTTTGCTTATAATACCAACCAGTTAGCGCAAAAGAACGCAAAAAGCCACATTTAAGTGGCATTTATGTGATGGTGATTTGATTCAAAGCCATCCGTGGCTTGGGGTTAGCTCAGTAACTTCTTAGCCTTTCGTTCAATTGCACACTTCGTCGAGTAAGTTGTCCCAGTGGTATCCCATAAGTAAGCGTGAAACCGTGAAGCTATTGGTGAATTCACTAATTTTAGTGCTGGTGATATAGACTCTTCCCATATGTCGACCATTTTTCTGAGACGACTATGAATCACTCCAATGTTATTTAGCTCAAGCGACAAATCCATTTGTGTAGGTTGAGATGGTAACTCTTCTTTGCCAAGATATTCACCCTCCATTGCCATCTTGTGAACATATTCGATAGCCTGTGGTAACTGATCGGCTGTCAATTCATCTATATGCTCTACATTGAACCGTTGGTGAACTAAAGAATAAGCTTCTGGGTACATGATGCTTTTCTTGCTCACCAAAAGGTTAATGGCGTTCTTTAATGGGTTACGTTGTTGGACTGTGGTTTTACTTTCTACTGCATTAATACGACCATTAACCAAGTTATCATACGCCCTAATGACTTTTAGGGCGAATGTGGCGCTAATCCACATTGCATAGGAATAAACAAGCTCTTTACAAACATAAGTGCCGCCATAGCGACCTTTACGGGATTCGACAGGATTAAATACGCAGATCTGTGTATTTAAAATTTCCTGAATTAATTCATTGGTTTGATCAAGTCTAAGCCAAGCTGCAGGTTCATGTTTACGCTCTCCGCCAGAAGCCTGATGAAGGTCATTAATGGAATAACGCCCTTTGGCGTCTTGGTGAATAGTGATATCAGAGATGATAATTTGATTAGCCATAAATGACTCCTTACTTTTTTCTGAAAAGTGAACAACCATAAAATGGTGCCGGGAGGTTCAGAACGGCAGTAAGCGCCGCGGACTCATTCCCCTTTCGGGTGTTATATTCGTCGCCCTCCCGACTTTGAGTCAGGGGAGTGATAGCCGTAAGGCTACCATCAAAAATTAGGCATAAAAAATCCAACACTGACGGGGTTGGTTTTGACCGCTTACTTGAGGTTCTGACGCCTCTAAGACAAGTGTATAAAGCAATGTTTATAATGTCAATAACAGTTGAGTCCATCATCGGTACATATGGCTCACCGTTATAATTAACGACATAGAGATCTGAGCCATAAAATGGGACATTAATAGTTTTACTAACTTCTTTAGTTGCTATAATAAGCATGTCTATATTCCCCTATCTAGGTATTAGACGATTTAGAAGCCCCTGACTGTTCCAGCAGTTGGGGGCTTTTCCGTTTTGGAACGGTACTATTTATTGCGTAATTGTAACGTTTTGTAAAGGAAATCGATTGAGAATTGCGATATGCTTCGAATATTCAACCAACTACACACGTAATGCGCGTAAATATGTATTGTTAATACTAACAATCACTGTTAAATTAGCCAATTCTGTTGAACAGATCAGTATTTGATCACCGCCCTTGGCTTGGTGCCATCACTGTAAGCCGTGCTGCATAAATGATGCTAAATTTGCACTATGATTAATTCATCATAATTTGAGGTACACCATGACTAAGAGATGCCCCAGCCAAGAAATGGATAGATTTAACGTCCGTATGCCTACCGGCATGAGGGGTGAGATAGCTAAACTAGCAAAGAAAAACGGACGTTCAATGAATTCGGAACTCATTGAGATGTTAAAATTTGCTATTGAACATAAGGAAGCCTTAGATTCCGATAAAATTAGTCTCTCTATCTCTCCCAGTGTCATCCGCGCAATTCTGTCTCCGGCTTCACCTGAAAAAACGACAATTTTAGCCTTGCTTAAGGATGTGGTGCAGAATATTCAACAGATAGAAAAAACTCTGAGAACAACTAGCGCAAAAAAGGCTAGGTCCAATAACAAGGGGTTATTCAGGCACAAATGAAAAATCTGCGCGGGCGGGCTGGGATAATTAATCGGTATATTGAACGCTCTAGTTTGCGACTATTATTTTTTCATACTCACTAACCTTCGCTTACCACTCATCAGGTCATTAGTGCGCTGATCATCAGCATCAATAACGGCGTCGTACTCTTCGCGAGTAAAACCTTTCTCATCAGGAAACTTGGCTTTCAGCATCATCTGAAATTCAGTCATCGTTAACTGCTCGGCTTCTTCGCGTGACATATTGAAATGAGCGCGGGCTGCGTTGATGTATTCAATGGCTTTAAACTGGTCAGAAAACGCTTCCGTTCCTTCATGACGCTGGAGTCTTCTGATTTTGACCCGACCAATAACACCATGCGTTATCAGTTCGCGAGCAATAACAATGATGTCATTTATTGGTACTCTTCCCGGACGATATATAATTCCTTTTCGCCCTGGTCGCCATTCCCCGATCAGTTCGTCCGCATCTTCTTCACAGCACGCCTGTATAACTATCATGGACGCTGACAGAATAGCGCGCCCAAATACAGGTTTACGCATTAGTTTAATCAGCCAGTCGGGAAGTGTGCCATAAGCCACCAGCGCACGGTTAATTAACTCCTGAGTCTCTGCCCCATTGAGAAAAGTGTACGTCTCCACAATTTGTCGAGGTGTACCGATACGTGTCATTGCAGAGAAAGAGGGGCGCAGTAAATAATCGGTTTTATCAGTAGAGATAACCATCTCACCAATATCAATAATAGGCGTCATAATTCCTCCTGAACATTATCAAGGGCGCTCGGAAGTGCCCTTTGTGATGTTATGCCGTGACGGTAACTCCACACTTAATTGTCTTACTGCCATCCCTCGTAGTAACTGTGATGTTGGCAGAGCCTTCTGCAATGCCTTTTACTGTTACGACATTACCTATCTGGCTCACTGTCGCAATACTGGGTTTGTCTGATACTGCGGTATAGGTTTTGTCAGTAGCATCAGCAGGATTGAAATTCACCATAAAAGAACCTGCTTTCCCTTTCGCTACTGTCAATGACTGAGGGTTAACAGAAACTGACTGCACCGCAACCTCTTCAATCAACCAATCAACCGTATCGGCATCACTCACTTTCAGCTCGCCAGAGTATGTCGCAAACTCGCTAGAACCAAACTGAGAGGACCATGACGTAAATACCATGTACGCCTGTAATACCAGCGAATCTTCTCCGGTGAAGTCCATCTGCACCCAATACGCAGGTTGGCGCCCCGCTTGAACCTCCTTCGGGATTTCCTTCAACAAACGCAATGGACCAAAGTCTTCACTTTTATCTCGCTTGCGGTATTCACCATCAAAACTAATGGTTAAGTCCATACTAGTAACAACACTTTCCACCAGCCCTTTTGAATCATCAGCCTCTGAGGTCAGAGTATTGGGTGACAGGTCAAATGATTTGGTGGTCAATGCACCTATCCGAAAAAACGCTGATTGGTCTGGCGCTGCATCAGGGCAGCCCTGCGCAAGGCGTATAATAGCGTTACGACCAATGAGCTTATTGGTTTCTACTGGGCAATCTGCCATGTGAATAACCTCTTATAATAAAAATAAAAAAGGCCGCGTAAGGCGACCTGATTAGGATGTACAGCGAAAGAGCAACCGGATAACGTACCGGTTCTCTTGGGTGGGAATAGGGACGGGCAGGCCACCCAGATTAAAGACCGCGTTCAGGCAGTCATCATCAGGATGCACCGCCACATAATCGAGTATCTTCTGGGCGTGCTGGATAACGGGTTGGGGATTATTCTGTCCGCTGACCAGAATGACCTGCACATTGTCGTCAGCCCCTAAATCATCCAGCCGACCTGTTCCCCCAGCAGGCTGAAAGACCATATATTGTGTCTGACCGTCATCCCCTTTTTGCTCAATCCAGTTGAGCATCTGGATTTTAAAACCGTCAGTGAGTGCTGCTTTCCCCAGATAATGGCGGAATTGCTCAAAGACCATCATAGTTTCAGCTCCTGTGCCACAGCCTTATCGATCTGCTGCCTCATCTCATCAAAGCCCAGTTTCAGAAACGCCTTCTTCGCTGTTGCTCGTCGGAATGTCTGCTTCACATTCGGATCATGGACATAAACGGCATAGTTTGCCGAATAACCCACACGTCCAGTGAGCAGTACGCCATCAAAACGCACATCACGGAACTGAGAGTTAATCAGCGTGGAAGTATCAATCGGAGTATAAAGCGCAGCCTGAGCACTTCCGATATACAGAGCCTTATATATGGCACGGACAACTTTCCGTCCTCGTATATCACCGATTAGGGCGTTGAGTTTTGTCTTTGCTTCACTAATGCCTTTCACCTTTACGCCCATATCACACACCTGTTACTAATGCGTAATCATCCGCTGTACGTTCAAAGGTATCTGCATAACGAACAATATGTTTGATTTCATCAGCGTCTGCCTCTATAGGATTTGGATTAGAGGACTCGCCAATCAATATGTAATCACCTGTGGATGCATTAGCAAACTCCGTCCAGAAGGTGTTTTTAGCGACCAGTTCAGTACCAATGCCTGATATTTTGCTGGACAGCCCACCCTGATAATCACATAGGATGATTTGTGGTGTTTCATAACCCAACGGTCGGCCATATTCATCAGTTCCTAACAGCTTCCAGAAGGTACAAGGGGCGGTATAGCCCCAGCTAGCAACACTACTCATACTCACCCCACCACATCAAAGAAGCCGACAGATTTACTCTCCAGTGGTAAGCCAGACAAGCAGCCGGATGTATCCCACATTCTGATTTGCTTAAGCGGATAATCCGTGCCAGCGGAATCATAAGCGAATGAACGGGAAGCACCGGAAGGTGCACTCTGCGAGGCAATTTTCCTTGCGCCTGACAGCGAGGCCAGACGAACAGCGGAATAGATAAGCAATAGCTTTTGCAACTTTTCATCGTAACCATGAGCCGCCATACACTCAGATTTTTCATTTACCCGACCCAGTAACAACTCAAGAACTGAATCAGGCAATGTAAACCCAAGTTCGGCTATCATTGGCTTGATATCATTCAGCGCTATCTGCACCATCGTGTTTATCCTTCTTACCTTTGCCTTTTGCTTTGGCTGGTGTGGCAACTTCAAGCTTTCTGTCTTCGATTCTCTCTACCAGACCAGCTTTAACCCATGATCCCGCATTGCCTTCTGAAACTTCTAGCAGAGCGCCAACCTCTAGCTTTTTGAGGTTGGCACCAGCAAAAAAGTTATTTGAAATAACCCTTACCAATGCCATAAGTCCCCTTTATGCGCCTTTCGCGTGAATAACTGAGAAGTGACCGTTGATGTCTTGCTTAACCATCAATCCAGCCGCCCCCCATGTACGCCACACGTAATCAGAGTTGTAAAACTGGCGAGGGTCGGCAACTGTACCAAAAGCCTGACCGACAATCGGAGCGATAACGCCAGCACCCAAAGGAACAATCATCATTTCATTACCTTTCAACTCAAAGTCTTCTTTGATGCCAGCAATGCCGGTGATTTTCTTGATTTCTTCAAGCACGGTGCGCGTTTGGTTAACGTCGTAATACAGCTTTTCCCAGTTGGACAGGATTTCACCTGATACATACCAAGTTTGGACTCCGTATTGGTAGTTTTGTAATTTCAACACGTCACGCACTTTCATTACTTCACTGCGCATTGCCTGACCATCTGTACTCGTGGTGTGATCGACGTTCAGTGTTACCTGTGCGACACGCTCATCAGCGCGTAAGCCTTTCCACGTCTTGTCATCAAACTTAATGAAATTACCTTCACTGTCACGAAAGCCATTCCAGATAAAGTCGAGATATTTACGACGAACAACTTTCACCGAGTCGGCCTGCGCATCAGACAATGAGGCTAGGGCGGAACCTTTGTTAAATACAGGATCACGCCAGTTAAATTTAAATCCGGTGTCATGAATTGGCACCATAGTACCGTCAAAGCTGTAAGAACGGGCATCCAGAGCTGCACCAATCTGACCGGACATTGACGTATGCGCCCAACCAGTACCGCCTGTGCGGGCGTACTCATAAACAGACTCTTCCAGACGAACAGAGCGTGACAACGGCATTAGATCATTCAGAAGAGTAAATTCAGTGTTAGGCTCGAATTCCGCCAGCACTGTCTGGTCATACGAACGATACAGGCGCTTGATATCATCAATGGCATTAACCGCATCAAGTCGCGGAGCGTCTTCACTACGAAAACGCGCGCGAGAAATAAAATCCGCTACCGCCTGAGCCGATGAGTTACGGGCTAATGTCAACTCACCAAACTGAGCTTGGTTAGCCTCAAGGTTTCTGGTTTCAGTTGCCTTTTTGGTTGAAAAATAAAACATTCAGTTCTCCTTATTTAAACACCACACGAACCAAGTCGCCTGTTTTTGCTGTGAGTTCGTCTTCTTCGACATAGGCAAAAATAGCCCCATCGTTAGCAGCTTTAATCTGACCGTTAGTGACTGTTACAGTCTGCCCTTTTTTATATGTTCCCTCTGTCGCACGAACGTTTAGAAATACCCCCGCCATAGGGTGAATACTGACAACCACGCTACCAGCCGTAATAGGGTCATCAATGGTCTGACAACGAAGATAATCAATATTGGCAACATATAGGATTGCCGCTTCCTTGCCATCTACTGAGGCTTTGAACCTGCCTTTATCAAAATAACCAATCGTACCGGGCAACGTATCGACTGCTGCCGCACCTTCTCTGTTCAGCATCGGGTTAGGGAATAAACCGCCCGCATGAATAACGCGTTTTCCATTTTTCGCCATTTCTATTACTCCGGCATAGAGGTGAATGATTCAGAAGAATTGTTGTTTGTGAATGATGAATTCAGCCCGACTGAGGTCTGACATTGTGCATAGAAGCCATCGAGCGCCGCGCCATCCAGTGCGTTAACGGCCATATCATCCAGACCGAATTTGGCTTTTACCGCAGCCCGCTTGTCCGCCTTTTCTTTATCCGCATTGGCAGTCAATGCGCTTTTCAGCCCCTTAAGCTCATCGCTCATGAGCCTTGCCCAATCGGGCATATCGTTGGCATTGGTTGCCACATCCTTCTCTTTCTTCTCTTTTGCTTTTTTCTCGTCCTCTTCCTTGGCCTTTTGCTCTGATTCTTTCAGTGCGTTATAGGTCGTCAGCAATTCCGCGTCAGATTTGCCGTCCGTCTCTTTGTTGGCGGCTTTCAGGGCATTGATAATCATGTCTTTCATCGGGTTATGTTCCTTATTGGTCTTCACTTCTTCGTATTCAGTGGGTTTGCGTACCACTTCCACAGGCTCACCCACGAGTTCGGCAGTGCCGTCATCGTTCATGAGGTATTTTTGCTGGTAGGTTTTACCGGTTCGGTAATAGATGAATTTGTCAGGCCAGACCGTTTCCGGGTAAGGCCAGTCATCATCGGTGTAGGTAGTTTTTAACTTCGTTCTCAGAGCAGAATAAATGTCGTCGAAGGCGAAATTTGATGCGTTGCTAAAGAAGAACTTCGTCTTATCAATCAGCCTCTCTTGGGTGCAATTGGCAGCTTCAGACAGATTAACCTGTTCAACTTCAACCTGCTCACCGTCAGCGTTAACAAACATCCCCACGCCTTCTTCCGGTGTCGCTGCCCCCGGCGCACTGGCAGGGAGGACGGCGATATGGTCAAAGTGCATATTCCGAGCAATCCAGCTATACGCCTTGCCTTTTGACTTTCCCTTATTTTGCTCTCGCTGGAGCAGTAATCCGGTGGAAACATGGATAGGATCGGTACTGTTCCCGGCAATAATGTCATCCACGCGGGATAAAAATTCTTTCCCTTTATCAGAGGATTCCGCAAATCGTCGGTTGACCTTCACATCCATCATCACCCGGTCACCGTCTTTGCGTACGTTCTCCGCCCATGCACCGATATGAAACTGATTCACCGCTCTGGGCATATCAGCCGAAATATACTGACCGTCAATTTTGGGGTGTCCGTAAGGAACCTGTTTCCCCTCCATTGACTGATAGCTCTTGTTAATCTCACTGGCGGGATATAATCCTCCGTTCATCACAACATCATCCACGACAGGCACCACGCCACGAATGACGATATGCTCATCACCATCAAGGGATTCTGTTGAGATATTGGCGGAGTTTAAGGCCAGTGACTTAACATGAATTCCAAAGAATCCCATGTCGTCACCTCTTTGAGTTGTTACTTAGATGAATTGCCCTGCCAGCCTTTGCGCTCTTCACCCAGCCGCGCTGTTAGGCCCGTGTTATACAGTTTGTCGTCATCGTCCAGCACCACAGGCTGTTGTGCGCAGTAGCAGCGATAGCGGTTGCCATTTTTGGCGTAGAATTCCTCTACTTCCTGCTTGGTGTAAAGTTTCCCGTGCCGTGCAGCGTGCCATGATCTGGTAGTTGGTTTCAGGGCTGAGAGCCAAAGCAGACGGGTATTTAAACCTAATCGCTCTTTAGCCCATGCCACTTCGTTCCAGTTGGCTTGCCGTAATGCACCAACCTGCTCCGTTTGGGCGATGTTCTTGGCTAACCCCATTGAGACATCAAGGCGCTTGCTGATAATCCTTGCTGTTTCTCTGGGATTAATTCCGCGAGCGATAGCTGAGGATATGACATTGGACAAATCAGCTCTTGCTGCATCAGACAGCCCCTTCCAATCGCTATAGGTGGACACGAACGCAGTCGCCACCTGATTCTGATAAGCAGGCGTTGATAACAAGGCTGATAACGTAGTTTGCTGGGCATAGACGGCGGACTGTGCCGACAGATTGGTATAAGCGTTTACGGTGCCGCGTTGATACTCCTGCGCCACATAGCCGAACGCCCATAGATTTTCTTTACCGCCTGCCAGCAGATAGTCGTCCAGAATGCTTTGTATCCGCTCAAGCAGTAAAGCCAGCTCAGAGGCTGACAGGTCATAGATGAAACTCCCCGCATTGACCTGATAGAGTGTGTTGCCATGCAGGGTATGCGATAGCCCCGCATTGCTTGCCTGCGTTCTGCCGGTTAATTGCAGATCAAAGCGCTGTCTGAGGGCTTTTTTGATGTCGTAATATCGCCGTTCGATATCCCGGAACATCTTATTAACGGGTCGGTATGACTGGGTAGGGTCGCTCTTATTTCTCGGTATGATCGGGGTTCCGATTCTGTTCTTGGTCATCAGTTAGCGGGTCTCCTGTTGCACCCTGTGGCTCTGGCTCTTCTTCCAGTGGCTCCAATTCCCCCACAGTGCGAATCTCATTAGGAGTGAATATTGATGTCCCGAACGCCTGCTGGGTTTTCAGTGCCGCCTCTGCCATCTTAATCATATTATCGATCTTCTCCTGCTCACTGGCGGCGAGCATGTCAGACCATGCAATAGTGACCTCGCCAGAAGAAGGTGGCTCGATAATGCCAATTTCCCACAATCGATTTATCAATCGTGTTACATATTGGGTCAAAAATCCCCATCGGCGACCGTTCAGGCGTACTTTCCATGCCGCGTCATCTTTATCCCCGGCTAATTTTCCCGTTTGAGTACCAAACAGAATGGTAAACGGCACTTGCACAGAGGCGCAAAACTCACGAATCGTGACTTCCCATGTCGGCGTTGGATCGCCCGGCGCGACTGATAATACATTCAGCTTACCCGCCTGCATCACAGCGGCTGAGTCTGTCCCACGATTGAGTTTATTGATTTTATCTTCTAAAGCCTCGCCGAGGTTTTTATATCCAGCGTCTTTTGCCACTTGGCTAAGATCATTGATGCTGGTTTCTTTATCAAACTCCACCCCAATTTGACGAGAGGCGTTTTTCAAAAAGCCCTCAGAACTACCGCCAGAGACTTTTTCAATGTCCAATAGCTTGTTATATCCCGCCCTGAGTAACGGTGTACCTGAAAAAATATTCCCATCCTCAGCCCCTTCGCACAAAATAATGACCCGCGATGGATGGATAGTTAATTGTTTTGCTGGCCCTTGTATCTCAACCTGACCTATCGGGCGTTCATCAAAGTTGAACATCGCCGGCTGCCCGTAGGTTTCGGAGTTAATATCCGTGTCCCATTCTGCAACCGTAAGCTGAGGCTCCCAAACTGGGATCAAGTTTACCAGTGCTTCGCCCTTCAACCGTGACACTACCGTGGTATCAATAGGCTCACTCCATGCCCTGCTATCCCGAACTTGAATGAGCAGCGCCGAATAGTGACCAATCATATTACGGCGATCGGCGTCTTTGATTTTCGGCCAATACGGCTTTAATAATTTTGTTACTTTTGTCTCCCATGAGCTTGTGACATCCGATTCTTTCTTTTCCTCGCCATCAATAATGGTCGGATTATCCTGCCAGCACCCATCCAGTAAACGATGCACAGCAGCATGTGCCACAGCATTACGCTCATAGGCGTTGTAATATTCTCTGAACCTGAGTTGTTCGGGATAACCGAACTCAGAATAGATATTGGTGCGTTTCGTATTGCCACTAACACCACCAGCCGCATAAATCATCCGTTTGGCGATAGTGTCAGCTAGGCTATTAACAAGAAATTCTGTTTTTTCATTCACGAAAGACTCTCCTTAGAAGAAAAATGCACCAACCGTCTTGTGGTTGTTCTTGGCAACAGCGAAATAACGGAAACCATCAGCACCGTGCGATGTGAAGTCATGCAGCGGTTTATCTTTCCAGCAGCCGCGTTTGTCATCCCACTCTTTACGGTAGCTTTCCAGATGGGAGATACCTTCACTGCATTTCTCCTCGTCAAAGACACACTTGGGCAATATTTCACGCACAGATTCGATACCGGTATCTACCGCCACTTTCGGCACGACCTTGAAGATAAGAGAATAACGCTGACCATCGATTTCATATCCTTCCCGCGCCAGTTCCCGGCGTGATTTCGCATCTGCACCAAATTCCCGATTATCGATATCATGTGGTCCCCAGTGCTCGCTGTAGGTGTAACCCTTGTCTTTCAGCACCTTCATATAGTGCCGCAGCCCTTCACCTGAGTTCTCGTAGTAGTCGATAACGTGAAACTCTCCCCCGACTTCACGCACAAACCAGATAGCCGTTGAATCCCCGACACCGATATCCCAGAACGTATGGACAGGCAGATGGGAGTTATCCGGCAATTTTCCAATGCGTTTGTTTTCGTACAGCCAGCGGAATTGCTTAGCGTAATAAGCGCCTTCAACCGATTGCTGGAAAGCTTCGGCGGGGATCGAGGGGTATTCCCGTTTCATGTCATCGCCCAGCGTTTTCTCTTTGGCGAGATACCAAGCCTGCTGGCGTTCGGTGAGAGTGATACCGTGTTTGACTCTCAGTTCAGCAAAGTAATCAGACAATCGCTGCGGTGTGGGTTCTACCGGATCAATGGCATACAGTGGGTTTTTCCACCATGAAAAGAAAAAGAACTTCCAGTCTAGGTTAGAGAGTCGTTTGCCTTGTATCAGGGCTTTCTCGGCAGTCTGGCAGTAGTCAAAGAAATAACCAGCCCGCCCCTCTGCCGTACTCTCAATCGTGGTGAAACAATCTGTTGATACTGCCTCAAACGCACCCGTAACTATCTCACGCGCTTTGTCGGGGAACTTGGCACAAATCTTCCCGAACTCTGATACATGCAGATAGCGCAATGTGCCACCACGAAACGAGGTTGAGACATACAATGAACCGCCTTTGCGAAAGACCAGCTCCCCTGCTGCATCGTTACTGGCAGGATTTGCTGCCTTAACCTCATCCGGCAATCGGTCGTAGGCATATTTGACCTTCTCACGGAACAGGCGCTTGGCGTCGTTTAGCGTATGGGCTATCAAGGCGCATTTAGCGGATTCGAATAGCGCTGCATCGAGCTGGATAATGCATACCTCAGTCGTGAAACCGAGCTGTCGCGCTTTGAGAATGATGTTACGGGTGTGCATGCCTTCGAAGTACTCAAGCTGTTCCGGTGTCATCTTAAACCGGATAGTCTTCCCTTCTTTGTCCGTTATCCAGTAGAGATTATTCAGCCGCCACAGTTTATCGCGCAGTAACATTAAATGTTCCGACTTCATGTTATCCCTTAGACAGTTCGTCCATTAAATTCGATAGCTGATCGACCGCTTTATTCGGTTGTAACTCATCAAGTCCGTATGCCTGACGCTCCAGCCCAATCAGGTTCTTGAGTGTCTCGCTCAAGGCTTTCATCGACTTCACCCGCTCAGGCAGACTGATAATGGCGTGATAGAGTTCATTGAGTCTGTCTCGCCCGTTATCATCAGGTTCATGCATGAGTTGCCCTAATTGCCTCAACGCATCGATATCGGCACATTCCGCACCCAGCTCATCAAATAGTGCATTCGCAATATCTCTGGCTCGACGGATATCACCGCGATGCTCCATGCGAACCTTAGTAATGACCTCCGCAGAGGCTTCAATCAGTACGCGTTCAGAGAGAGTTGTTTGACTGCGTACCTGATTGCGTACCTCTTCTTTGCGTACCATGTCATCCGTGCGTTCTTTGACTTTTGCGGCAAGGTCACGAGACCAATCATCCCGCTTTGCTCGCTTACGGATAGCACCTTCACTGATGCCATGTTGTGAGGCAATCTCCCGAAGAGACAGCAAACCAGCCCGGTAAGCCGATTCGATGGCCTCCCAATCTGGTTTAGCCATTTTTGTTCCTTACTTTGCTAACCATCGTCACTTTTACTAATAAAATCAGTAAACTCAATTTTGAGGAGGCATCGACTGCACCCCCGGTAAGAATGGTTGAACCTGCTCAATCATTCGTTCACGGGCAGCAAGCAATAACTGCTTTCTCCCTCCCACACCCCAATTACTCATTTTGCGAGCACAAGCACTGATATCCCTTGCCTCTGCTTCAATGGTCAGATCTAAGCGATTCAGACGGGTCATTACATCAAACTCGTTCCGGACAGCATCACGAAAGGTGTTATAAACCCGAATTTCAAATTCAGGTTTAAGCCAAGCCGCATATCTGATTACTAATAACTCAACACCCCATACTCCTGGATTATCACCGCCATTATTGATTATAAGTGGTTGATTTTGTTCCAGAGGACTTTTTTGTCCTTTGGTCAGTGCCTCTATAAACCTCTTGACCTGAGCACTGCGAATAAATTTGCTCGGCTTTTGAGATTCGGTTGCTTCTCCGTTAGCAACAGCAGCAGCATGTAAGTCATTTAGGTTATAACGTCCTTCGTTATCGACACGAACAGAGATGCCATTAATAGTGACTGTTGGGTATTTCATTATGTGGTTTCCTATAGAAAGTGAACCTGTTAGCACAGAAAAGCCGCCCCAAGAACGCCACATAATTAACGGTTTTCTCAGGTTCACTTTCTGTAGGCTCTTGGATTAGATAAGCGCGTGCTAATGCGCGATAACATTTATATGCAAAAATGCTAATTTTAACTTGCTATTATTAGCATTTTTGCATACAATGATTTCAAGTTAACGAAACGGAGGTGCAGTGAAACAAAGTGAATTTTTAAAGTGGCTAAAAGCTCAAGGAGTCGAGGCAGAAAATGGCAAAAAGCATCTGAAACTCTACTACAAAGGTAAAATAAGCCACCTCCCCAGACACCCAAGTCAGGAACTGACAAAGGGGTTGGTCGAAGGAGTCAAGAAACAATTAGATTTAAAATAAACTCTAGCCCTCAATGCGAGGGCTATCACTGCACCGATAGATTATTAAAGAGGTCAACATGTACTATCCTGCAAAATTTGCGAAAGAAGATAATGGATATACAGTAACATTTAGAGGTATCCCCGAAGCTATCACTTGTGGTGCAGATATCCCTGAAGCAATGGAAATGGCCGAAGATGTTTTACTTTCCAGTGTTGAAATTTACTTCGATATGGATAAGGCATTTCCTTCACCCGCATCTGAGCTTCAAGAAGATGAACATTGGGTATACTTACCTGATAGCGTGTATGCCAAAATTTTACTCAATAATGAGCTTCTAACGGCTAAAGTCAGTAAAGCTGAATTATCGCGCTTAACCGGTATTCGTCCTCCTGAAATCCAACGAATACTCGCACCACGCCACACAACTAAAATTGATACTATTAGCCGGGCACTTGCCGCTGTAGGTAAAAAGCTATCACTTTCAGTTATCTAATAGTTAGCCCCTCATTGTAGGGGCTTTCATCTCACACACTGTGTCCTAACATACTCCTGCAATCCCAGTCTCATTTACTCTGGGACCTCAATGCGTCCCATTGTTCAGCAAGAGAAGCCACCACGGATGTGATGGCTTGGGGTGTTGTTATAGTCACCCAAGGGAATGGGTGCAGAAATAAAAAAACCACCACGGGAGGTGATGGCATGGAATGCTGAATTGTGTGATCAGAATCACTAAATTGCATTATTCTAATTTTAATTGTATTGACAAACAAATACCGATGAACTATATTTAAACCATGAACTGATAACAGCTCACCGACAGAGCGGAACTCTGAATAATCAAGGACTCCAAAATGAACAAATCTCAAATTTTCTCAGCAGCCCACAAAATTGCTAAAAACACCGTCGCTATCGTTGGCGATTATCAAATCGCGTTTTCTCTGGCTCTGCGTGACGTCTACAGCTCCATGATTAGCACTGAGAACAAATTACTCAAAATGGGATTCAGTGTTTGGGAAAATCACGGACACCGCCGCATCTATATCAACATAGAACGATTCGGGGAAGTATTCGGGCTGGAGTTGTCGTGGTACAAGACAGGCAATATCAGTTCAGCCAGATTGAACGGTGAACGCATTTCCAATTCCAGAGCGTACCAACTAATCCCATTTAAAGCGTTTTACGATTGCGTCAAAAACGAATGGAACTGTGGCGATTTAAAACCCATCATCTAACAGCTAATTTTATGCAGGAGTGTAAATGCCATGATTACTACTCATAAGATTGATCACGCAAAAAGCACCATTGAATTAGATGTATTGGTAGAAAAAGCGGCGGCATTTTGCAATTACAAACTGAGCACCTCACTCTCCTACACCGAGGAGTCCGATTTCATAGAGCAGGGTAATACAGCCCCAGAGTCACTGGTTAGAATTCTACGTGCTGCTGAGTTTCGATGGTTTGAACTCGAATCGTAATAAAAATGTGATAGAAATCGCAATATAGAATATTTATAGTTTGATTGTGTTTACAAACAAAACCCAATGAGCTATATTTAAATCATGAACTGAATGGCAGTTCACCGATAGGGCGGAACCCTAATCAAGAGGAAAACAAAATGGCTAATATCAACGAAATTTTTGGTCGCATCAATCAATCCGGTAATGTTGACATTTTATATATGGAAACTGGCGAAAATGTCACTCGCATTGAAATAAACGGACTCTATCCTGTTGGCAGTAATGTTAGCTCCCTGTATGAACATCCCGCAGGTATTGAGCTAATATTAGAGGATGCACTCCGAGTTGGTATTGAAATTGAACAATAAATAATTAACGTGGGTGGCATAGCCACCCATTCTACTAGGTGAAACATGAACGAACGTCAATTTAAAACCTATCTAGCTGCCGCAGAGTCGATTGGTGGTGATTATTTCATTGGATATCAACGAGGATTGCGCAGTTATTTCCATAACAACACCCCCGTTGAATCCACACAAAAAAACGCCAACCCTGATATGGAAACGGGTTACCGTGATGGTATGGCAGGGAACCCCCCGCAGGGTTTCCACGGAAATATTGGCAATCTCAATGCAGCGGGGGTTTTGCCTGCTGATAGCATGTTGACTATTCGGCTGAATTCACAATTAAAATCGCGCTACGTAAAACAAGCGCAACGTGAGGGCATGAAACTGAGTGCGTGGGCGTTGAAATACCTGAACGCCGCCAGTGAGGATTAACTATCCTCATCTGTCGATTTCATCCAATCAACTAACCCCTCGCAAAAATCATCAAATTGCTGGTCGGTCATAGCCCTAAAACGGGAAACAGTCTCCGCAGGGCTGTTTCCTGACGCCAGTTTTCTGGCGTTAGCCCCCCGGCTCCATCCATCTATTTGTGATTTAGAGTATTTCTCACCCAAAATATCAAAAATGTCGTGCTTAGTTAGCTCTAACGCGAGACGAATTCGTTTGAAATTTTTATTGTTTCTTATAGACATAACGGACATTATTCCTCTATAACAGGGAAATGACAGGGGGATTGAATAAATCCCCGTTTACACGGGGAACATAAATTGATACTCAGACAGAAGTAAAAATAAAAACGGTTTATCTCCGTTTACACGGAGAACATGTATTACTCATCCATCAAAAGTAACATTCCGTCGGTGCATCCCCATAAAATGGGGAACATATATATTTTTACACACATACATAATAACGGTTTATCCCTAATGAACTCGCTAGGGAACATCTCTAGTAAATATCAAATTAGACCTACTGTCAACATTAGAAAATGTTAACAATTAACCTATGCGATCTCTCTCACAATAAAATTGAGTCGCGTGATCAGAATCACTAAATTGCATTATTCTAATTTTAATTGTATTGACAAACAAATACCGATGAACTATATTTAAACCATGAACTGATAACAGCTCACCGACAGAGCGGAACTATGAACAATCGAGGACTCCAAAATGAACAAATCTCAAATTTTCTCAGCAGCCCCCCAGACTGCAACCACTAACGCCATAACCTATTTTTTAATTGAAACTAAATACGAAGGCCCGTACGACAACGCGCCAGCGTATGTGGATCTCGATACCATAACAATAAGCCGCGCCGCACCTATAGATTCCATTATGGGGGTTTTGGGTTATTGCGGGACGGTTGGTGAAATGTCAGTATATTTACACGGCAGATACCCAACCATCGAGGCAGCTCGCGAGGCGATTTATTCTATGTGGGATGCGGTACGTGACCGTGACCCACAGGGTTATCGCTATCAATCCATTGATAAAAATGTGGTAGAGGTTTATAAACCGGGTCGTTATACCCCGCTGAGCAGTGAGGCCTCGTGTGACTGGGCCATGGCGGAAATATTTCGTGACATTGAGGCGGATACCACTGATGAACGCATTGCAGAAATAGTTGCGGAGTCTGAGGCCAGATCGAACCGCAACGGGTACACCCACCACAAATCGTTGCGCTACATCATCGAGGACTACCGTAACGAAAAATACGCTGCACTGAGGTCTCTCAATCAGTCGGGAAAATAACCCCAACTCACCCATTGCCGCCCCAGCATCATTTGCCCTGGGGCAACCAATCAAAATGTCGTTGGTTGAGCCACTGCACGAACCCAGCACATAATCCCTTTTTGTAGATCTGTGCGGCCTTCGTTCAGCCAACGCATGTCAATTTGGTGATTGCCCGTTTGTGTATTTGTGATGACAAGATAGTCATAAAGCGTATCCAGATCCTCCCCAAGCGCCTTAATCTTGTTCATGCAATCAATTTCATCTTGGGTTAATTCACGGTAGCCAGTGATTTTACGGTGTTGGTTTTCCATTGTTTCCTCTGCATTCAGCCTTAACATATTCCTGCAAATATCTCAGTTTTGCCCGGTCGTTGATGATGCCTTCTCGAATATCGAGAACAGTTGATCCAGTTTCTCCAGTGAGTTCGACGGGGGTTCCATCGACCACGCCGCCGGCGGTAACGGTTTCAGACACGGAGGGACAGACGGCCTTGATGCGCAGCTTGCGACGGCCAGCGGCAACATCAGCCTGAAGAGTGTCAATTTCAACTTTAGCATGGGCGAGTTCCTGAGTGTGCTTGGTATCTAGTTCTACGAGGCGCTGGATGCGTTCTTGTTGGGTGGTGTTAATAGCAACTTGTTCAGATAGCTTAGTGGTCAACGATTGATTCGCACCAGCTAGCTCCCTGTTTTCTGCATATACTGAATAAACGGAGTAGAGAGCCGATCCAATCAATGCAATACCGATCGACGCAGCAATCAGTTTCAGCTTCCAGTTCATAGCAGCTCAAACGCTTTTTCAAACGTTGCCTCTGAATAAGGCTGCTTGCCGTTCTCCATCTTGATAATCCCCTCTGCCAGAGCAAACAGGACTTTCTTATCCTGAGTCGATATCTTCTCATCCGCCGAGATGCCAACCTTTTCAGCCGCAAACTGGATGTAGCTTTCCGTGTCGTTCTCCACGGGAGGCGCATAGCGATTGATGATTTGTCTAATCGTGTGCAATTGGTGTTTGCGCTGATAGTTTCGCAGCAATTTGAACAATGCCCGAATGCCATATTCAGCCGATTCGAACCGACAGAACCGAGATTCAATCTTCGGGTCATGGGGCAACTGGCCTTGCCACTTGTTCTTTGGGTGGTGATCGATATTGCCGGGGTTGTTATTACGAATGCCTCTGTCGCCCTGACTCATTCTTTACCTCCCAAACGTTTATTAATGGCACGAACAGCAAACTCGCGTAGCTTCTCAACACCAATAAACCCAATGGCACCCCCGATAGCCGGTGCAAAACTGGCAGGAATACCAAACATCTCTAATCCACTGGACACACTCCATGATAGCGCACCACACAGCAGTGCCTCGACCCAGCGGTTCTTTCGTTCCACGCCGTCATAAATCAGGCGACCGTAGCAAATCAAGGCAGCCAAAACAGAGCCGGATATTTGCGGCCATGAGTTTTTTTAGGCCGTTTAATATGTCAGCCCATAAGTCAGGATTTTCTTTCATCTTCATATTCCACCCCATCTGAACAATGGGCGTCCGTGGGGTGAACGATGGTTACCCCTGTGAGTTGGTTAAAAGTAATGGGTTGATAGTTAAGGTAAGCTGTTAGATCAGCCAAAAATCAATCAATCAATAGAGGGATGGCTGATTACCTCTGAACAAAGGAAAAAATATGATTGTCATTGGCGGGCATAGAATGTCACCAGAACAAAATTTTCTTTATGACAAGTCCCAATTAAGCTATGAATTAACTGTTGCAATAATTGAGTTTCTTATCTCAGAATCCGCTAATCCAGAAGAGACAAAGAAGAAGTTAGAAAAGATGGTATTAAAACACGTCTCAAGTCACGCAAGGGGACATGCTGGCAAGGACTTAATCAACCTTCTGAAATAGCAAATCAAGGTGCAAGTGATTGCACCTTATTAATATGACTCACAAATTCTAACGACTTACTTTTAGCCCACTCTGTTGCTCTGAGTTCAAAATCTGAAAACGTCGATCTTTCATCATAGTCTTCGACATAAAATAATTTTACATGAGGCGTTTCATGAAAAAGGACTTCATCTTCTTTTTGCAGGCAAACATAAACATCAGCTTCTAGTGTTGCCACTCGTTTAGAAGAAAAAGACAATATGCTTTGCTGTTTCATGCCATCATTGTTTTTAAATTCCAATCTCGAATTCACTTTAGGGAAATTTACTATAATCTTCATCATTCACCTCACGAGTGAGTTAATAGGAGGTCGTTACCGGAATTCCGGTATCGAATGAATATCAAATAGTTAGGATTGCAGATACGAAAAAAGGCCACGCCGGAGCGCAGCCTTGAAATATTCCTCTGAACATCCCGGACTTGCGGATTTCGAACTACGAAATATCTTTTCGTAGTTGGATTTACGGCGGGTAGAAATGAAAAAGCCCCACTGGATTTAGTGAGGCTTAACTGCTTTTCGGTTTTACTGCCTGAGCATAACACAAAATATACACCTAAATTTCTCAAAATCAAGCTTATTTAGAAAATATTTATATTTAGTGATATGTTTCGCAGTTTTCTTTTCTAATTTCCCTCCTAATAGCATAATACATTTCCTCTTCCAGTAACTCCTCTGACCATTCGGCGCGTTTCCTAGCCCATTGAACATCGCAGCCAGTTAACCCTGATAATTCACGGGCGATCTTTTGCGGGTATTTGCGTTCGCAATATCGTTTAATAGCGATATCCCGAATAGGGCTACCTCGTTTAAATGTTTTATTCAGTACCATTTCAATGAAAGCGGCATCGTCTGATTCTTTGGCGAGAGCGATGATGTCACTTAATGATTGCTTGGGGTTTAAAACTTCATGAGCCTTCTGGAATAACTCCTCTCCGTCATAGCCTAGTTTATACAGGTCTTTAACCACCTTAACGATCCGCTCACCTTCGGCATCAGTCCAATCTTCACGAGTCATTAATCGACCTATGACGCTACATTCTTCACCGGGATATTCATTCCCTCCGTATTGTTTACCCCAAATCATCATTAAATACCTAACCCAAACGCGCTGACTTGATGTAATGGTTTTCCGGCCTTTACCCCATACCCGACGCAAATCTTTTTTATTGGCAACATAGGCCAGCAACGGGAATGATTCTTTTCTCCTCATCTTATTCCTCTCTGGTTCCCTTTCAGCTTTGATTTTGTCATCAGTACCCCATTGCATATAATGTGATACTGACATTTGAAATCACGTGCGAATTTGCCAACTGTCATTCGGTTAATGCCTAACTCATGGGCTAATTGGGTTTGATTTCCCCTGTGTTTTACAAGCAGTTCGGGGATTGATGTTATTTCAGTATTCATATCTCCAGCTCCCTGATAATAATCTGCCCCTTTTCACCCCAGATCTTCGTAACCCGACCATCCCAGATGCGAGAGTCATCATCAAAGACGGCATCAAGCAACGCTTTTTCAAGATTGTCTTTATCGGGTTTTTGTTGGTGTGGCTTGCCGTTCATTTCTGAGCGCTTTTTCTTGCTCCAGCTTGGCGGCATGGGTAGTACAAAGATGATGTGGTAATTCGATTCGGGAAGAGTAATTTTGTTGAGTCTGACTTCATCCTTGAATGCGTAGTAATTTAATACCGGCTTTCGTTTTCGCCATCTGTCCGCCTGCGTCATCCGTGGCTTGGGGACTGGCGATATATCATAGGCTTTCACGTCAAATCTTACCCTCCGATAGCAATATTGATTGCGTCCTGATTACACCTTCCAAATGAGCCATGTGTGCATAGTCAGTCTCTGTCAGGCTCGTTCTGCGGTCTATCTCATCGTGACAACATGAACACGCCCATGCTCCAAACAGATCGGGCGGTTTCATCCCCATGCCACAAATGCCAGCCATCCGGTAATGAGCCAGTACCACCGTCTCGCTGTTACCGTTACAGATGCCCGGTATCCTGACCTGACATTCTCGACCCCGCGCTTCTTTGCGTAGATTTGCCATTCTCCATTTCCCCATATTTCTCAAACCAGAATACAATTGGCGCAGCATCCAGTTTCAATATACCGAGCCGTAGACCTGTTCTCAGGCATTGCGTTCTGTTAATTGAATTTTGTAATTGTCTGGTGATCATTCGTCTGAATGTTTCGATATCTGCACTGTGTTTATAAATATTGCAGCTACGACAGGCGGGCATCATATTTTCAATGGTGTCATTCTCTGGATTCATCATTTCTCCAGTAGGAATGAATTTTCCACCGCGCTCATTCTCATTTTTGACAAATTTAGATAACCTGAACACGGGCTCTGCATGGTCAGCATGCCAGCCTGTCGCGGGTAATTCGTGTCCACAATATGCACAGCGACCGCCGAATTTTTCCCGGATAACCGCTCGCTGCTTTTTGGTTAATTTCAGCGGCGGTTTCTTGGGTTGCTCGGCGTGAGGTTCATGAGGTTGTATTAACTTGTGAGAGTGTTCTATCCACTTATTCATTGCATCCAGCATGTTTAGTTTTGCCTTTGCCACTGCATCCCCCTACATCAACATAAATCCCATCATCAGCATTGCTGATCCCCTAAATTTCCTGAGTTTTGGATAGCCCGACAACTTCTTTTGTAAAAAACGATCCCATATCTAAATTACCGTCCACCATTCTAATGATCATGTCGTGAAGCGGCTCATTATCGGATTCCCGATATCGGGTTGAGTGATATTCAGCCCTGTTATGCTCCATCCATTCTTCATGGAGGACATCGTAAATCTTGCCTTTTTCTAGTTTCACTGTTCCTGCTCCTGTTTGAGTTTCATGTATTCGCTGTCGTCGGGTATTGTCACGAGGCAACCGATATCCACAGCCCACCGTTCAATCTGCTCCATGAATCGAAACATTTCGCCTGTATCCAATTTGGATGTCTGACGCAGTGTTCTGACACGCTCTGGCTCCTGAGTTCTGACATCAATCCGCTCCACAACCTCGTAGCCTAGAAATGTGTGCTTCATCATTTCTTTGACGTCATCCGGTGAATATTTCGCGCCGTTAGATTTCAGGAAACGACTAATCTCGCCGAACCACATATGCGCAGTCGCGTTCTGAGATAGGCTTCTGGTGTTTTTCCACGGTTTGATGATGAGGCGGTGAGGTTGGTTTGTTGCGAGAACCTCTTTGAGTTGTTGCCATGCGGCTTGTTTGGTTGATTCATGGAATAGAAAATCACATTCCATAAAAGCCCTTAATTTTCATTATTCCAGTTACTTAATGCTTGATCTCTAACTTCGCTTTCACATCTTAACCATTGCACGGGAGTAACTCTTTTATTGCACAATTTACATACAACAAAACTTTTAAACTTTTTTTCTCTTTTAAAATATTTTGACTCTATAAATACAAGCTCATTCGTTCCACAATTACTGCATAATTTCGGATTAGCCATTCATCTAACCTCCTATAATCCCTCGAAAATAGCATCATCTTCTTGCCATTTCAGTAGATCACCCTCAGTACATCGCTGGTAACACGGTGGCTCAACTTTCGATTTGTAACCCGCCCACCAATACCAACCACTGCGATGCTCTGCTGTGCCGCATTTTTCACAGATGTGAACCCGACACATTACTGACCATTGGTAATTATGGCCTGCTGAATTGTTCAGTCGTTCAATTGCATTTCTAGCCATCGTCATTTGCCCTCCGGTCATACCCCTCCACCAATTCATCCCATACTGCATAGGCAACTGGTTCACATGATGAAACGGCGACGTAACCTGTATGTCCGCAGCTGCACATTACCCGATCGCCCTCATACAGCCAATCTGACGTTCCATTTTCAGTTTCGACCAACGCGTCCTCTCGCTCGCATCTATCACAACGACCTAACCAGTCAATTTTCAATGTTTTCATTATCAGCCCCCTCCAGCTCATCAGGAATTTCAACCTCGTCACCCAATTTCGCAGCGACGACAGCGCGGCAGATGGCGATTTGTGGTGTTTTTCCGTACATATCTATGCTCACATAATCATCAGTACATAACGCACCTGTAGTGATTGATAAACCAGCACAATACGACCCGCCCATAACTGGGCATAAGTCCATTTCGTACTTCTCGATCAACTCCCCACACTGCGCCCAATCAGTTGAAGGGGAATACAATTTTACCTCTGCCTGAAATTCAATATAAACATCGCCACAGGGGCTAACGGTGATAACCGGTTTCTTAAATGCCGCCGCGGTGACGTTATAATTACCAATCCAGCCATATTCAGCATCACGCGAACGCCCGCAAATATAAATATCCATATTAGTTGCAACCGCTACAGCCCAGTCCAACGCCCTACCTGTCAGTTCCCTCGTTTTGATTTTCATTTCTTGAATCTCCTGAGCCAATAAATAATGTGATTATTCACATCGTCGGGTAGACCATTACGATATTTTTCTCTGGTGCTTTTGTGGTAATTCATTTGGATGATGGCGAAAAGCCAGAATGATGTTGGATATAAAACTATCAGCAACAAGAATCCAATTAATTTTGCTATAAATTCAGGCAGCTCCCTGATTTGATAATCCAAAAAATCATCTAATCCATCTCTACTGAACACATATTTTATTGTTCCCAGAAAGGCATTAACCTGAAAGCAGATGACATCACCGAACGTGTAATCATACCCAGCAATTACAGCCCACGCCGGATTATCTAAATAATGCTCTAGCGTCACGGGATATTGTTTGTAATATCTCATCTCAAAAGTCCTTATGGTGAATTCCCCCGCAGGAACCGTTAATTAATCAATTTTTATCTTCGCCTTAACTGTCGCTAGTCGAATGAATCTGCGTAACATGTCTGTTGTTACCCAATTTTTTTCGGTCAAATGAAATGTCCACCACAGTATTTGTTCTGGTGTGCCGCATTCTTGTAACAGTATTTCATACTCGTTGTTTGTTCCGCCTGGATCGGTATTTAGAATGATGTGCGTTTCATCAACACGAACCAATTTATCAAGTTGTTCTAGGTAATCTATGTAATCCTGACTCATACATTTGCTCCTTTAGCAAAACGTTTATGCGGTTTGTTGTCGTTGCTCTGGCAAACTCTGGCGGCCTCGTCCTGATCGGTTGGCATAAAATGACCATTGCGGAACCGCTGGTAAACCGTGCCGAGTTGCCCGAACCTGTTTTTCGTTACGATAATTTCAGCATAGGGCGCTGCGGGGGAATTCTCATTGTACACTGCATCGCGATACAGCATGATGATACTGTCCGCATCTTGTTCAATGCTGCCCGAATCTCGTAAATCAGCGTTTGTTGGGCGTTTATTGGGGCGTTTCTCAACATCACGCGAGAGTTGACTCAATGACATAACAGGCGTCTTGAGGTCTTTCGCTAAACGTTTCAGACTGGATGAGATGTGCGCGATAGCCAGATCATTACGTTCGGCTTTGGGTTTGCCAATCAGCCCCAGATAATCAACCATGATGAGTGACAATGCCGGATGAGCTTTCTTGTGTCGCCTTGAAATTGCAGCAATCTGTTCAACAGTCAATTTGCTGGCATCGACAACCCAAATATCTAGCTGTTGCAATTTTCCCAGACCAACAGTAACCCAGTTCCAACCCTCATCATCCAACCGCGCCGGATTTCGTAATACTGAAACAGACAGATTGGAGGCTCCCGCTAACTGACGCTCGATAATTTGCTGGGAATCCATTTCCATTGAGAAAACCAACACGCCGCGTTTCTGGTCAGTTCCTGTAACCGTTTGACTTGCCACACCCTCGGCAACCTTCAATGCGAATTCTGTTTTACCCATGGCAGGGCGGGCGGCAACAATCACCAAATCAACTGGGTTTATACCACCTGTGATTTCGTCCAGCTCATCAATGCCGGTCTTCAACGTGTCAGATTGCTCACCGTTCTTGAGTCTCTTCTCCAGCACTTCGGTGTAATCATCCAGTAACTCAGATATGTGCAGTGGCTGGATCTCATCACGTGGTTTGCGCACCTCGAACACTTGGGAAATAAACCAGTCCATAGATTCCGCCGCGCTTTCAATCGTTCCACTCAGAATACGCTGTCTGGCCTCGTCCATCAGCTCAATCATTCGCCTGCGCTCATGATTGGCTGAGACCATGTTCGCGTAGCCGCTGAGGTTAGCAGCGCTGGGACAGTTCTTGGCTGTCATCATGACATTAGCGAAATTACCGTCCCCCATCGCATCAGCCACCATTAGAGAATCAATCAGACCTCTGGTCTTGGCCTGTGAGCGAATAATCTTGAACACCTCACGGCAGAACGGCGATCTAAATATTTCTGGCTCCAGCGTTGCCAGTACATCGCTGGCATCTGGCGTTAACCCTCCGACCAGCAACCCACCAATCACACTGGTTTCATATTCATGGCTGTTTTCGATGTAATTATTCATCATCTTTCCCCGCAAATTTTCCCTCACGAACACCTGTTAACGTTGTCTCTTTCAGCAAAAAATCAATATCTGCCGTCCATCCTCGATCACCCCCTCCGAAGTAAAACGGACGAGCCATCTTCACAAATGCCCTAACGTAAGCTCTCCAGCCGTCCACGTTCTGAGTAGCCAGCTTTGAAATGATTTTCTTTAAGGCTCTTTGGCGCTTGGTATTGGCTTCTACAGCGTGAGGCAGTCGGTCGCCCACTTCTTCGTTGTAGGCATTGAGATAGTCGTCATAGTTGATTTGGGGTGTGGGTTTTCGCTTTTTAGGTTTAGCAACCTCACCCTCATTCCCCTCGTGAGGGGTTAGGGGTGTATTATTGTCTTTCTTGTCTTTTGTAATATTGTCTTTTGTGTTTAGCAACTTCTGCTTAGTTGCTTTAGCAGAACCTGCTAAACTTTTCTTAGCAGATTTAGCTAATGTTTTGCAGAATCCGTTATTCTTTGTTTCCCACTCATTCAGATTAGTGTTTATACCAACCTTACGGCCTTGTTGAATAAGCACTTTCTTGTTAATAAGTTGATTTTTAGCAGTGGAACAATGAGTGCTGTGTTTTGCTATCATTGATTCAAATTGTTCGTTGCTTATCCAATCAATTTTTTTGTTGTAGCCATATGTCTTTCTCCATACAGCTAAGATGATACAAAGCTCTGTTTCATTTAAACCAGAGGCCATAGTAGCCTCTAGAATCTCATCAGCTACCCTAGTGTATCCATTATCAAGATCTGCCACTACTGGCCTCTCTTCTTGTTTTCTTTTAGCTCCAAAATCAGCGTATGCAACATTACTCATGGCGATCTTCCCCTGTCAGCTCTTCCCGATGTTCCTTGCGCAACTTCGCTTCTTCCAGAGCATCACGTAGTTTCTTCATTCCATCCTCAGTAATGGAACGAGCCAACCTGTCGCACATGTTGTTTTTATGCACAGCACTGTGATTAAATTTATTTTTCATGTATAATTACCTCGTAATGTTTTCTACTTCATGAATGCTTTACAGGCCTCAGCTACTCGCAATAGTTGAGGCTTTTTCATATAACATCTCTGAGTTTTATTTCTGATAATTCAATCTGCTGCTTAAGCAAATATCGATATTCCTCGTTAGATATTTTCACTTCTCCATTAAAATTCAGTTCCAGATTCTGGATAGAAGCCTGCATCATCCGAGTGATCCAGTATCGATACTCTTCTTCACCAATCTTCCTCTCACCTTTCATTACTAAATCTGTTATTCCAGCTTCAGCCATAATTTCAGTGAGTTTAGGGAAATGAATTATTCTTCGGGTTATAGTTGAATCTGCTACACCTAGATTACTGGCTATAACTTGTTGAGTTATATCGCGTATTGGTTGCAATACCGATGAAAGCAAATGGTTACTTATAAACTTTTTACTCGCATTACGTGTTTTGCGTGCGTTTGCGTGTTCCATAAGTTAAATTACCTAACATTAAATTTTGTTAATTGATAAACATAGGTATCAGCTATCTTGGGATAGATGATGGTTAACACGATCAGCATCATGGTGAGTGAGCCTTTACGGGGGATCCCCGATTGCCTGAGTGACTACCCGGCGCTATTTCAGTTTGCTAGGGATCACCAGTAGGCTGTCGTGAGGGTAGATTGTTAAAGAGCGAAATAATTTAAAAATGATATTTATTCAAAACTTATGGTTAATATCTACGCCACTTGGTTCAGTGGAATCAGATAACCCATCTTTGAGATTTGGGTATATATCGGGGCGCAATTCATGAGGTGTAACCCCTGTTAATTTGTAAATTGGGATAACTCGTTCAGCAGGAACAATGCCTCTATAACGATTTTTCCATTGACTCACTGTCATGTTGGATACCCCCAATCTTCTTGCAAGATTAGTTGCCGAACCGGCAAGGTGAATGGCCTTGGTTAAAGCTGTCATGTTTATCTCCTCATAATTTAATAATGAGAATTTAAACATAAAGCTTAACTAAAAGTCAATTTGCAGTTTATTTCAAATATTAAACTTTTTGTTTAAAATATACGGATGAAAAAACAACATATGAATATCAACCCACTCTCAGTGCGGTTAGATCAGCTGATAAAAACCCGTGGTATATCTAAATCTGATATGGCTAAAATTTGTGGTGTTACACCACAATCAGTCAATGGTTGGTATACAAGGGGAAGCATAGGAAAGGAATCAGCAATGAAACTTGCTGATTCACTTGGAGTTTCTGTTGCCTGGCTACTAGGAGAAAGCGACGAGAATGTAAATATTAATGATGCAATCTTGCCAAGACCAGAATTAACCAATAGAGAAAGGATTTTATTAGAGCTTTTCAATGAGTTGCCCGATGAGGAAGCTGATTTGCTGTTAAAAAATCTTGAAGAGAAAAAACGGCATTACGATGGTTTACTAGAAGAATTATTACATAAAAGAAGGCAAAAGAAAGCATAAATATCCTATCTTTTAATTATTAACTCATTGTAACCACACATGATTATTAGTTAGACTTTATGCTTTCTTTATGACAGTAAGTTATTGATAAATTTGATATCAGCCACTGAAGCAAGAACCACCCTCCCCTAAGATCAAAAATAGAATAAATAGAATAAATAGAATAAATAGAATTAAAACAAATAATTAATACAAATAACGATCTAATCGTTAAGTTAGAACGACTAACTGAACTAAAAAATAAGGGAATTCTTGATACAGATGAATTCCAATCTCAAGAGCTAAAACTTCTTAGCAGAGATCACCCTCCTGACTATGTATTCAAACCAGCCTAGTGCTGGTTTTTTATACTCACACCAAAACATTAAGCATTAAACTTAAAATTATTTAAACTTAATGTTGACTGCGCATTAAGTTTTATGTTTAACTATTTGCATCGAACAGGCAGGACGCCCACGAAGTAGCCGCTACCGGCATATGAAGAGGTAGATGATTCGATAGGCAGTAAGAGAAGTACCAATCTGTAACACGCTCTTTAACAATCCGAACCCCAAACAGCGTATTCACTCTGTTATCCCCCAACGCACAAATGCGATGTATCACTGGTAGTTGATCGGTATGCCAGTGAGAAGATTAGCCTCGGAAGAGCGCGAACGGGCAGCACTATCAGAGAAAGCGCTGTAATTAACCAAAGGAGAATTAATCATGGTTTAGCAAAGCGGATAGGCCGCGAAGTTTAACTTGACGCTGTGGTAATGACACAGCTCCGAATCACATTGCGGTGAGCCTGTGTAGCGACGGGTTAGGGTTAATGATGAAAAGTAGCTCCGGTAAAGCAGCAAGGCAGCCAACTTGCACCGGTTATTAGCGGCAAAGATGCGACAGGAACTCAAGGGCATGAGCGAGGCCACTGCGAAAGTGTGGTTGATTGACTGTAGGTCATTCAATGAGTGATCTATGGTGAGTTAATTAACGGAGAAATTCCATGAACGATAAAGATTACTGGCTGGAAAATACTCTCGACAATTTCTTTTTTCAGTCTCGGCAAAAACAATGCGAGAATTTCCGAAATAATCGCCAGCCCAAACAACGCATGACCCAGCAGGAACGCGACACTGTTAACGCATTAACCAGTTTCATTACGACAGTTAACGGCGCTCCATCGAAAAAGTCAGTTTCAACCAAAACCAAATCCCGCCGTCGTTTGGAGTCAGGCGGGGTTACTGCGAGGGTGTGATGACTGAATACGAAATTAATCGCATGAAATCCGATATAGCGGAAAGAATGGCAGCACTGGAATTTTTACGGGATGAAATAGGTTGCTTCCCAAGTTACATGGATAACATTTTCACAGGGAGGTTATTCAAAGGCTGGCGTTTTATAAAGTCACCAGAACCGGAGAATGAAATACTGTTTGTAAACGGGTTGCAGCCAGCCATTACTAAAAGAGAATTCGATTTAACTGTCGGTGGAAATTAACTAACTCCAGCTAATTCCAAATAAACAGCATTAATTCTGAAAGGAAATAAAAATGACTACACCAATGAAATTTGCGGCTGAATGTAAAGAAGACTATGAGTATTATCGTGCTCGTGCGTTATCTCATGAACCGCGCTCTATGTTTCGTCGTAGTTTGACACAATTGTGTTGGAATCAACGTGCACGTTATCGTAAATGGTTGGCTCTCAGTTAACTAATTACAGCTCATTTCCGAGTGGGCTGTGGTGAGTTAAGTGAGGAATCCCACGCCGCCTGAGTGGGTTATCAAATCAGGCAACTAACTCCAGCTCATTCCAAATAAACAATATTAATTCTGAGGGAATAAAAATGACTACAGCAATGAAATTTGTGGCTGAACATAAAGAAAAATTTGAACGTTATCGTCAGTGGGCTATATCCGAAGCGCCGCGTTCTGAAATTCGTCGTCGTTTGGCAAAACTGTGTTGGGTCGAACGTAAGTACTATCGTGAATGGGCGGCTCTCAGTTGACTAACTCCAGCCCATTTCCGAGTGGGCTGTGGTGAGTTAAATAACAGCCTCGCCAATGCGGGGCTTTTTATTACCTGAATATAGGAAAGTAAATAATGAAAAATGAATTCATAATAACAATAACATTATCTGAGTCAGATGATGGTGAAATAAAGACTCAATTTAAAAGTCTCTTGGAGGGTGGTAAGCCATCAATTGCATTCGCGGCGTTGGCATTAACCATGAAAAAACAAATAGAGAATGAATTAGCAGCTAAAGTAGCAATTGCCTCAGATATGGCTGATTTAGCTGAAAAAATAAATGACTGTGTTTGCCAAGAGGACGAAGATGATTGGGAGGATAAATAATGCCTAAACACATTCACGCTGATTTAATATCTGAGTACGCCAGATTGTCTCATATTACCGATAGGCCGTGGGAGTATTTTGAACATAGAAAGTATAACTATGAAACTTGGAAAAAATGCGGTCAAAACTTAACTTTTAACAGTCTTAATGAATATCGCATAGTAACTCCTACTATCAAAATCGGGGAATATGATGTACCGGAGCCAGAAAGAGAAGCGCCCAAAGTAGGAACTATGTACTGGATACCAAATATAGGATATATAAAAACAGAGCCTTGCAAATATACATTTAATTATGAATGGGGCGAAGAAAATTGTCTTATCTATGAGATGGCACATTTAGAAAATGGGCTTGTTCACCTCAAACGCGAATCCGCCGAGCTGCACGCTAAGGCGCTTATTTCTCTAACCTCTAAATAATTCAAACCATAAATCATTAATCGTTTTCACTAACGAGGGATTTTTACGTGCGTAACAACATGTTTGATGGGTGCGCAGTCGTACCCAAAAAACCACAGGCAGTCAGGAACCGGCGCGCATGGAAGCGCCTAGTTGCATTACTCATCATCTCAATAGTCGTATTTATTCCGGTTTAGGAGAAATAACAATGTCATTAGCAACATTTCCAATTAAAAAACGTCATGGCATGGAAAAAATAGCGCGGATCGCTCAGGAATTAGAGTTATCTGAATTTGAGCTGAAACACCTTATGGATGAAATACAAATTCGCCAATTTAAGGCACGAAATAACCAACGCTCTCTCAAATTCGCGGAGGTTCCATTATGAGACATTTCGATTGCAACCCTTACAATGCTAAGGATGAGCAGCAGAAACGTAAATATACAGACGAACAAATAGCCCAGCATAGGGAGCTGGAATACAAGCGGGAGGTGTTGGGTATGGAGGGATTACCCGCCAGTGCTCAGGATTTCGCGGGGGATTTCACATGAACCTGTACCCTCGGCGCTCAACTGGCTGTTATGTGCCGAAAGACCCAACAGAGCGTCAATAATATCTCAGGGATCTGATCGCCGCCATCACCAGTAACACCTCTCACCCCGCTGAGTTACCTATAGCAGAACAAGTTAAAGCAGAACGGCTACGAAATATCAATCATTACGCCGCATTAAATCACCCCCCGCTACCCCAGCACATAGCAGAACAACGCACCGAACAAAAACGGCAGGAGTGGAGGGATTACTACGCAACCCATCACACGGAACACGATTTATATCGTGGTGAATCACCGAGCCGCCATCATGGTGGCGTTTGGACAGGAGATTAATTTTGACAATTTACAGAGTAGTAGACACAGAAACCTGTGATATGGAGAGCGGGATTGTTGAGATAGCCAGTATTGATATTGTGAATAACACAATCAATTACATCGAAAAACAATCTCATTTCGTAGACCCTCAAAAACCTATTTCAATTAGCGCGATGGCTATTCACCATATTACGGATGATATGGTCGCTAATTCTCCGCTAATTGATGATGTTATTGATAAATACAAAGGGGCTGACTTTCTAGTTGCACATAATGCCGCTTTCGATTCGCACATGATGCCGGAGATGGATGCACCGTTTATCTGCACATTGAAATTAGCCAAGCGTTTATGGCCAGACATGGAAAGTCACAGCAACCAATATCTCCGGTATGCACTAAAACTGGATGTTTTTGTACCGGATGGGTTACATGCACACAGGGCGCTGTATGACTGCATAGTCACCGCCGCACTATTTAAGCGTATCAAGGATGAATCAGGTTGGTCTGATGAGGAAATACTGGAAATGAGTCACCAGCCCTCATTGCTGCACAAGTTCAGATTTGGCAAGCACAAAGGCATGACATTCGAAGAGGTTAAAAAAACTAACCCCAGCTATTTTACATGGCTATTAAAGCAGCCTGACATTGATCCTGATATTGAATTTACCCTCAATTATTGGTTATCGAGGTAGTTATGAAATTTGCAAAAGCCATGAGAAAACAGGCCAAATTAAGACTGGCCTTAACAGGTCCCAGCGGATCAGGTAAAACCTACGGGGCTTTAATCATTGCCAGGGGGCTTGGTGGCACAACAGCGGTTATTGATACCGAAAAAGGCAGTGCCTCACTGTATTCTGACCGATTCAATTTTGATGTTCTGGAGTTAGCTCCTCCTTTCACGCCAGAACGATTCATTGAGGCTATCAGCGCGGCACAAGACGCCGGATACGATAACCTTATCATCGATAGTATCACTCACGAATGGAGTGGAACGGGTGGCTGTCTGGAAATACTGGATGGATTAGCTAAAGCAAAATATCGTGGGAATACATGGTCAGCATGGAGCGATATTACCCCCCGCCACAATAAATTTTTAGATGCCATATTGCGTTCGGATATGAACATCATCGCCACGATGCGCAGTAAGACAGAAACGGCACAAGTTGATAATGGTAGCGGGAAAAAGCGAGTCGATAAGCTGGGCATGAAGTCAGAGCAACGCGACGGGGTTGAATATGAATTTACTACCGTTCTGGATTTGAACCATGAGACTCACACAGCGACAGCCAGTAAAGACAGAACAGGATTATTCAGTAATGCTGATTTCACTGTCATTGATGAAAACACGGGGAAACGGTTAACGGATTGGCTGAACGATGGAAGAAGTAAAGCCGAAATAGATCTGACTCACTTTGCTGATAGTGCAGCAAAAGCCCAAAACATGGACGAACTTAAAACTGCATTCGCTGAGGCATATAATTCTCTCAGAAATACGCCAGAGCAAGGAACAGCGCAGGAAATATATGAACTCAGGAAATCAGAATTTGAGCCACAGGAGGTAGAGCATGGCTAGTCGCGGCATAAACAAAGTTATTTTAGTGGGTAATTTGGGGCAAGACCCGGAAGTTCGCTATCTACCGAATGGCGGTGCAGTCGCCAATATCACTCTGGCTACATCGGAAACGTGGCGTGATAAACAGTCAGGCGAGATGAGAGAGAAAACCGAATGGCATCGCGTAGTCATATTCGGCAAATTGGCAGAGGTTGCCGGTGAATACCTGCGCAAGGGTTCTCAGGTATATATCGAAGGTTCTTTACAGACTCGCAAATGGCAGGATCAACAGGGACAGGACAGATACACCACGGAAGTTGCAGTTAATCCTATAGGCGGCACTCTGCAAATGCTGGGTGGCAGACAGGGAAATCAGCAACCCCAGCAGCCACATTCGGGGCAGCAACAGTCTCACGGATGGGGCGCGCCACAGCAACCGCAGGGGCAGCAATCGCAGTCAGCGCCTCCAGTGGATTTTGACGACGATATTCCGTTCTAGTCCATTCAACAACCCAAACAAAACCATCTAACCCCCCATCTAGGATATAACATGATAAATGTTGTCAGTTTCTCTGGCGGCAGGACATCGGCGTACCTCGTATATCTCATGGAACGGCGCCGCAAACGAGGTGAGAATGTCCGCTATGTGTTTATGGACACGGGCGCGGAGCACCCTAAAACCTACGAATTTATTCGTGATTTAGTTCGGTATTGGAAAATTAATTTAGTTTGTCTGCGAGTGGTTATTAATCCAGAGCTGGGTAAAGGAAACGGGTATGAAATTCTGAGTCTGGATAAAATAACGAATGACCTGGCGCCATGGAAGGCAATGCTAAAAAAATATGGTACGCCCTACGTTGGCGGCGAGTTCTGCACGGACAGAATGAAATTGGTTCCATTTCAGAAATATTGTGACGAGCATATCGGGAAAAAATCGTATCACACATGGATTGGCATTCGTGCAGATGAGCCAAAACGGATAAAACACAAGCCGCGCGTGAGTTATTTAGCAGATATTTCTGACATTGATAAACACGGCATTATCGATTGGTGGAGTCGCCAACCGTTCGACCTGCAAATACCGGAGCATCTCGGTAATTGCTGTTTCTGCATCAAGAAAAGCATTCAGAAAATCGCATTAGCCGCCAAGGATGAGCCGGAACTCGCCGCCCAGTTCCGAGAGATCCTCGCCTCAAATGAGGTTAGAAAAATGGAAAATCGAAATGGAACCGACCTCATTATGTACCGTGGTAAAAACTCATTTGACGGCATCATACAAATGTTCGCCGATGATGGACGGGATGAATTAGCCGCCCGTATGCCGTCGCAAAAACAATATATTCGCGCCGCGATGCAAAATGCGCTGTGTGAATGCCAGCTCAATTTATTTTAACCCCATTAACTAACGCCACCTCAGTGGCGGGAGGATTATTGTGCAAATTGAAACATCAAATGTCGTGAAATTACAAATCACGGATATACCGCGACATGACCCTATTCATGTTTATTTGGAAGATTATGGTAATAAGATGGGCCGGATAACAATCTCTGAGTACGGTGACTCATGGAGTGCATTTTGGACTGCAATGGGCGGCTCATTAACTAATTTCGTTCTCAAGGCTGATAACGGGTATCTCATTAGATACCTTGCTCCTAAGCTAGAAACTGACACTCCAAAATACAAAAGGATGGATTCTCGTCTAAATGCCGTGAAAGCAGCATTAAGGAGGTTGTATGTTCACACCGTGGAATCCCAACCCAATAGCCATCCTCAGAGTTAACGATCCCTATCCCATTCCGACACACTGCCGATATTGTGGCAGGCACGTCATGATTGCGCACCATTTGAATGTGTTTAATCGAGTACATGATAACCGCTGGCCGTGGTTATACCACTGTTGGACGTGCGGTGCGCGTGTTGGTATTCATCCGGGAACCGATATCCCGATGGGGTCACTGGCAGATAGGCCGACACGGATAGCGAGGCTCTCAGCACATCGGCATTTCGATGATGTCGTTAGGAGTCGTAATTTAGAGCGCACGGACGCGTATCAATGGTTAGCAAACAAACTAGATATCAGTTTCAACGAGTGTCATTTCGGCTGGTTTGATACTGATATGTGTAATAAAGCAGCGAATATATGCAGGGAGTTTAAATGAGAAATGACAAAATAGAATGCGCTAAACGCAAGTGTAAACATATTCATTATGAAAATGATCGGCTTGAAGTTCCAGACCCTGAATTTCCAACATGGTTAATTTCTATTTGTCCTAAATGTGGAGCTAATGATTATTTTATAATAGAAGAATTGAGAGAGAATAATAATGACTAATTCAGATTTATGCAGGGAGGCGTTTCAATACACCGCTGAAATAGAGATGACTGATTTTATTGATAATGGTGAGCTGGCATTAGCGTATGGAAAAATATTCAATGACAGCAAAAAACGATGGGAGGATGGAACTGAAATAATGACATCACCAGTAATAAATAATAAAACCTATAAAACTGACGGGTATATAAAAACTCAAAACTCAGTTTACAAGATACGCCACCCCAACAAACAGTGAGAACATCATGGATATTATCGACGCAGCGAATGAATTAAATGAGCTGAATATATCTCATGCCCTCCAGAACAGACCACCAGCACTAACCAGCGTCAACGGTATGTGCCGGTGGTGTGAGACGGAGCCAGCGACATGTGGTGCATTCTGTAGCCGGGAGTGCGGGGAGGATTATGAGCGATTTCGGAGGAAGTAATACACCAAAAGAACTTCGCGACCTCTGGCAAACTCCACTCCCGTTATTTCTGGCACTCAATTTAGAATTCGGATTTTATTTAGATGCGGCTGCATCTACTCAAAATACCCTGTGCGCCCATTATCTCACGGAACGAGATAATGCACTGGAATGTGATTGGGTGAGTTACGGTTCTATTTGGTGTAATCCCCCCTATTCTAATATTACGCCGTGGGTAGAAAAAGCGGCTATAGAATGCCAGAAACAATTACAACCAATCGTTATGTTAGTTCCCGCTGATACCTCTGTGGGCTGGTTTAAATTGGCGCTGGAGACGGTTGATGAGGTCAGGTTAATAACTGGTGGAAGAGTTCAATTTATACCAGTAGAACAAAGAAAGAGAAATTCCAATACAAAAGGCTCCATGTTTTTAATTTGGCGTTCTTTTATTACCCCACGAAAATTAATAACCACTGTTGATAAAGAACACCTATTCAATATAGGTAATAACGAAATAAGGAAAATGGCATGAAAGTAACAATTGATATGAACAAAAAAGAAGTTCGGGAATATGTTAATAGTGATTATCCTGTGCCTGAATCTGAATATCCAGAATTAATCCGTGGCGATGTGAAAACTATTTTATTGAGAGCTGGATTTCAGGGAATAAAACTGGAAGACGTCACAGTCAAAATCACCGATGACTAGCGAATTCGAGAACGCAAGGAGGAAGGTGGCGAGGGATTGCCTGAAAGAATTAACCGCCCTGCCCAAATACGACGACAAATCAGTAACCGCAATTCTCGATAAATACACCCCCAAATTTAAACCACTCAACCATATGCGATTTAGCGCTAAATCAGTGCTGGCGTATTATGTGCGGATGATTCAACAGGAGATGAAAGATGAGTAACTTTATGGATACAGAGGAAGTCGCAAACTTGTTCGGGAGATCTAAATCTACCATTCAGCGGTGGAACAGCATCAACGGTAAGACTGGTAAAAAATATAAGCCAGATTTCCCAGACCCAGATGTAAGATCTTGTCCCAACCTATGGGCTAAAGACAAGATCATGAAATTTGCTGGGTTATCCGGCGACTAATAAAGATACTTTGCCATCCCCATATACAATGGTTTCAACTCTCGCCCACCATAAGCCATAAGCTTTCCTTTGTTCGGCTATATAGTAACTTTTATCATACACCTGCCAAACTCCTGGCAATTTGTGACCTAACATAATTTCGGCAACATGAGGCTCGGTAAAATCAGAAAAGTTAGTTCTGGCGGTTCTTCTTAAGTCATGGAGAGACCAATGCGGGAATTGGTAGTCTAGCTTTTTCCATGCAAATCTCATTAAATTATATGGCAAAGAACTTAATGAACTTCCTCTTATCTTTTCAATGCTTTTATCTTTTGTTATTAAATATTTTGACCCTTTACTCATACCCATTAATTGCCTAATCATCTCTTCTGCTTGAGGGATGATTGGGCGAATTAGTGACCTCCCCGTAGAAGAGCCGGTTTTATGGCCTTCTGGCGGAATAGTCCATAACTTGTTATCAAGATCAAAATGACTTATTTCAGCATTAATCAGCTCACCAAGCCTGCAAGCAAAAAGTAGCAGTAATTTAACAAGCAGCTCATATTTTAATGATGCTCTTGATTTTTCTAACGCATGAAACAGAATTTTTATTTCTCTATCGTCCAGAACTCTAGTTCCTTCTCGCTTATGAACCCCTAGATCCTTTCCCGTCATCTGCATTAGAGGCTCACCGAGTATCAACTCCCTCTTTACACCCCACTTATGAGCTTGCTTTGTATTTATGAGTATTCTGTCAGCTATTGATTCAGAGTGTACAGCTAACCCTTCTAATAACTCTAACCAATCATGTAATGTGGTTAAACTATGCGGTCTATTACCGATTTTTGGAAAGACATGAAGCTCAAAAGAGCGGATTATCCCCACAGCATCTTTTTTGTTTTTTACGCAATATGCCTCATGCCACTTCCTGATAATCCCCTCATTTGTTTCTTCGGTGAAGGCAGTTATTTTTTGCTGCTTTTTTACAAACCTAGGGTTACGATTGGATTCAATTTCCCCCTTGAGCCTAATCACTTCATCTCTGGCATCTTTCAGAGTTGTTGCTGGGTATGTACCGATATCGACTCTTTCTCCTTTACCACCCCACTGAAATCTAAATTGGAAAATCACCTTTCCTTTTGGGGTGATCCTGACAGATAAACCGTCTCTATCCGATTTAACTATTTGTTTATCTCTTTCTTTCCCAACAATAGACCTAAGCCACGTATCTGATAGCGCCATAACTCACCTTGTACATATTTTTATGTGTCAATGGCTTGTTATAGCATTATGTACAAAACTCTGTACATAAAATTATGTACAACACTCGAAGCAAGTTAGATCTACTTGAAAATTGTTAGAGCAAAAATAAAACAACAATAGCTATTTCACTTGAAGTTAAGAGGAATCCATGAAGGTAAGTGAATGCAGGTGCAAGCAGTTAAAAGCAAATAAAACCAGAGCAATGATTGGGGTGAGAAATTATTGCAAAAGTGCGCCGTTTCGCGACTTCCTGCTGAAATGGGGAATTTGACATCAATTAGAATCTTCTGGTTCGTAGGCGGATTGATATCACTTGGAAAGCGCCTCAATCCGTCGTGTTAGTCGTGATTGGCGCTTATTTTCGCTGAACTTGGATTTATAAACAA